AAAGAAGGAAGGTATTTGCGAGCGGCGTTGAAAGCGGGGCGAAAAAATACTTACGTATTTTCTAAAAATTTTTTATTGAAAAAGATAAAAAATGTAGTATAAAATTAGTACAAAATATAGAAAAAGTATAAACCTCTATAGTATATAAAATAAGCTACTGTATATAAAATTATTACAAAGAAACTCAGATAGAATAATATATTCTATCTGAGATAATTTTTCTATATAGAAGATAAAATAAAACTCTCTATAGAAAGAAAGTGTATATACTCTACTCAGGAGATAAACAAACTACTTCTATTTTGTAGAGTATCATAATACTTAGGAAATTATATAAGGGTGGACTTACGTCGAGTCGCAGCTTCTAAGGCTGCTTCCTCTCCTAGTCCACCATTATCTAATTATCTTAAGTAGTATCATGATCTATTTTTTACTTTATGCTGACGCAGTTAAATTATATAACTATAGGGGTAAACAGTTTGTCTCTGTAGCAACTAGAATTTATACTATCCAAACAGAAGATACTATTCTCTCTATTGGAACTAGTTAGTTCGTCTCTGTAGCAACTAATTATTATATAAGCAAAAATTATTTCTACACAAAGAAAGGATATTCTAATTATGCAATTTGATTATGAGATTCTAGATAGAATAGAATTAGATAAACCAATGATTATTGTATTCGAGGGAGTAGATGGAAGTTTTAAGAATACTCAAGCTAATCTACTAATGGATTATATTGAAGAGAATATTACAAGCAAAGTAGTTATGTTTCAGTTTCCTAACTATGGTAGTCCATCTAGTCATAATCTAGTAGACTATTTCAAATCTAGCAAGCTATACAAATCAGAAGAGAATGTAGAACGTGTTATCAGTCCATTAGCAGAGACTGCATTATTCATTACAGATATCTTCACTACGTTTAATAGTAAACAAGAACTAGACAATATCAATACATTCTTTAATGATAACTATATTATCATTATGGACAGATACTTCTATTCTAATATCTATTACCAATTAGCTAAACGTGTAGTGAGCAAGATGGCATATATGCCTAGTGGATATTTGAGTTCAGTTAAATACAAAGAGTCTCAAGGAATAGATTTCTCCATTATGAAAGAGATGGTAAAGAAACTAGCAGATGGATTCTTATTACCTAAAGCAGACTTAATCTTTAAGATGCATTACAAAGATACTAGTGTATTGAAAGATACTATCGAAGCAAGGGCTAAAGAACAGACTGACCGTAATGATGAAATTAATGATGGTCAATATAAGATGCTAGATATAGCAAACGATATCTTAGCTAGATCTTTATTAGATGAAGAGCAATGTTTAGAATCCAAAGAAACAGATGTAGTCGTAGATATCCAACGAATGGATATGGAATTATCTAAGATTGTATATAGAACCAAAGAAGATATTAACAATGAAATCGTTAAAGTATTCTTAGAAAGAATTGGACAAGATGAAGATACTAAAGAAGATACAGAACTTAATGTCCACCAAGGAGAAGAATAGATTAATTACAGAAGATATTGAGACTACAAGTCAGACAGTATCCTTACTATTCTTTCCAGACTTACCAGAGAAATATCCAGTAGCATCAGCAGAGAACTATCACTTCTTATTCGCTGTAGATGGAGATACCATAAATAAAGAACAAAAGATGTACTTACAGTTATACCATATATCGGATAACTTAATATCTTTGAATCTTAAAGAGTATATAGATATTATTACAGATATACGTATACAGAATGAGGACTCCATCTTATATAGACTAGCCACATACTTTGGGGTTATAGAAGAAGATACCATCGAAGGGATATATGAATTCATTCGTTTACGTGGTTATGTAAATACTTTAGAACCAGTAGAAGAAGATGATATCTTATATTTTAATATACCAGACATAGAAGACATATCCAAGAACTACATGGTTGGTAGAGAAGATACAGATTGGATATTAGACCCTTCGATGATATATCTGCAAGTCAGACTAATGGACATTAGATTAATTGATTTATTAATTCTATCTACATTAGCCAAGAATTGCATCTACAAGCAATTATCTACATCTTCCAGTGGGGATACACAGGAGATATCGTATATTTGCGAATTAGCAATATCATACCGTTCTATTCTTACCAATAAAGATACAATTGGGAAGACTATATTAAAAAATATATACAAAAATATTGAAAATATAGACTATTTTGAGAAGTATTTAGATAGTAAGATACGTACAGAGATTTATAATGCAAAGCTAGCTAATGGTAGTGAAGTAGAAGAAGTATTGGAGGACTTAGACTGATGAGAAAATACGCACAGATTTATAAACAAAAAGTCGTATTCTTAACAGAAACAACTCTTACCTTAGACGAGGTGAGAAGTAACTTCGGTGACGAAGCTATTTGGCTAGACGTAACTGGTTTAGCTGATGTCGGTATCGGATATATTCAAGGATTAGATGCTGATGGTAAATTTACATTAATCCCACCAACAGTTGATGATATGAATAATGTAACCGAAAAAGAACGTAGAGCTAAGATTATGCTTATTCTTATGACTAATCTTAAAGCTAAGTATAATAAGATAGCTATGGAAAATGGATTCGTATCCATTGACGATGCTTTAATCGCAACTATTATTAATGATGCTACGGAAGCAGATACATCTGTAGCAAGTAAACTTGGAGAAGATTACTATAAACAACGTGCATTAGTACGTAATTACTTCTCCACTGAGCATTACCAATATTACAAAGGAGATTATCAATTCTTCCGTTTAGGTGATATTGATAGAATTCTTGAAGATGCTAAACCAGCTGTAGTTGAAAAAGAAAAACCTGAAGTACATAAACCTGTAGCAGGTACACCATCTCCAGCAAACCCACCAGGTTTTGATAATCATAATAATATCGTTGACGATATTCCTGAGCTTCCACCATTACCTGAAGAAAGTCATCATACAGTACCTACAGTTCCTACGAATGATGATAATACTGGTGATATTCCTGAACTTCCACCTTTACCTGGTGATACTAATGATACTACAGGTGGCGATATTCCTGAATTACCACCATTACCACCTACAGATGGAAGCACAGAAACTACTCCACATGAAAATGAACCAGGTAGTGCATCTCCAGCTGAACCTCCAGCTCCTCCTAGTGAAGATGAAACTGTTCCAGAATTACCTAAAGAACCTGATGCTGGTACAGTGGTTAAACCTCCTACAGTTGGTGATGATGATATTCCACCATTACCACCTGCAGAAGATCTACCTAGTACAGGAGAACCTGGAACTACTCCAACTGAATCTAAACCTAAGATTCCAACTACAATGCCAGATGGTTCTCCTATTCCAGAAAATGCAGTAGTAGACCCTAATACTGGTATCATTACTGTAGAATCTGAAGACTATATTACAGAATATTACCCAGATGGTAGAACGTCTGTATCTGCCAAGGACCATTTATAGGCCTTGGAGAACATCACTATAAGCTCACACCAAAAGGAGGTGGTTTGTAGTGAGAAACCCAAATATGCTTAATCAGGTTTCTACCGTAGATAAATCTATTCTAAAAATGGATTATGTACCTCAGTATGATTTACAAGACTGGGAATTGAATGATCCTAAGGAATTTGATAAATTTATTAAGCAAATTGAAAAGAATGTACGTAATAGTATTGAATATAGAGAACTTATTCAATACTTACGTCTTTCTTTCAATATGGATACTTGCTCTTTCTATAAAAACGTATCTAATAGAGATAATACAAGTATCAAGATTCATATCCATCATGATCCAATTACGTTATATGATATTTGTATGGTAGTATATCGTAAACAGCAAGCTTCTGGACAAGAGTTTGATGAAGAAACTATTGCTAAAGAAGTTATGTGGATTCATTACAATGGTATGGTTGGTTTAATCCCACTATCAGAGACAGTACATGAACTAGTACACAATAACTACTTATTTATCCCGACAACTCATGTTTACGGGGAATATAAGAAATTTGTAGAGATGTATGAACCATACTTTACAATAGACCAATTGGAAAACTTACATGAGATTGAGAAAGCCACGGCTTCATATGATCATGCTAAGAGTCAAGAGCTATTGAAAACTAAGTACATGTATATCGACGATAGTGGTGCTTATGACTTACCTAGAAAAGAATTCATACTTGAATTATTGAAGAAACGTAAGCAAGAGATAATTAACACTTTAAATCCTAGAACACGTTATTAATTGGATATAGAATTTATATCCAAAGAAAGGATTAAACATGAAAGACTTTGACGTATTACAAGAATTATCTATGCAATATGATTTAGGTCATTTTAATACCTTGCAAGAAGACGAAATTAAAGCAAAAGCGATTACAGTAACTGAAGCCGTGGAATCTTTAGACTCTGCATTGAAATTTGATGCTACTATGATTCCTGTCGTTGAGTATACTCAAGACAATGGCGAAAAGTTAGTTGTAATTGCAGCGAATGATTTGGCTCATTATATGGAATGCGCTAACTGTGCAGATTCTTTAGTAGCAATTGGTGACATCTGTGATAAGAACTTGGTTCCAGATGATGCTACGTTCACTAAAGCCGTTCTTGTTGATGATTCAAAAGTTAAATTCATTAAGGAAGCAACCAAACAAAATACATTCTCTAAAGAAGCAGCTGAACTAGTGGGTTTATTAGAAAACTTACAAAGCAATGGTATTAAGATTGTCACTAAACACAAATAACTATTGATTCTTATAATAACTATCCAGTAAGGCCGTTATTGGTCTTACTGGATATTTTTGTATCACACTAAAGGGGGTGTATAGAAAGTGTTTGATATTTACGACCCAAGAACTTTGAACTTATTTACTGATGCATCTGTCAATAAGAAGAGTCATACCAAACAGAATAACGATGTAGTAGCTGGTTGTCTACCATTATTCTACTCTGACCAGATGCAATATCTCGATAGATGTGGAAAATTTTGGATGTTAGAACCAACCTATCAGTATATACGTAAGACAACTAATAACTATGGAGAGCTATATGGTCTTCTTTTAGCGTTTATGTATATAGAGCAAATGACTACTGGACGACAAGTATGTCCATTCACTACGTTTAATATCTTTAGTGATAGTAAGATTAGTGTATGTGCTCTTCGTGATTGGTTACCAGGTTGGTTAAGAAACATGGATGAGAATGGTATTATGTATAACTCATCTGGTACTCCTGTAGCAAATCAGAGTCTTTATCACCATATCCTAGCAGTCATATCTAATATACCTGATTGGGTAAATATTAGAATATCCCATATCAATGGGCATATAGATACAAGAAAATTATTACATATTAAGAAAGCCTATAATAACTTTTTGAATTCTAATAGCTATAATCAAGAATTTGTATCATTTAAAGAGTACTTTGAATTGGCTGATGATTTACATAAAGCCAATAATTATATTGATAATTACACTAGACAAATGCTATACAATAGCAATAGCACTGGTGTATATGGTAGACGTATAGAAGCAAATATGCCTATTATAACTGAAAGATATCCATATCCAGACTTCAGAAGAATATCAAAGATATTTAGTTTTAAATATAGTAATCTTTGAGAAACACTATCATAAGCACTTATACTTAGTTCATTTACTAAAATACATATAACTGAGGAGAAAGAAATATGGCTAAAGCAAAAGTAAAAGAAGATACTATTAAAAAGAAACCAGTAAGTGGTGACCGTTTTACAGTTGCCGAAGTACGTGAACAGTTATTAGCTACTATGATTAAGAATAATCAAGACATTATGCAATGTGTAGCCAATTCTGAGCAACTACTAGAAGAGCTAAATGACATTAAAACTAAAATGGCTATTCTAGAAGAAAATCAAAAAGATAGTACTACTTTGATTGAAAAGCAAGCTTCTAAATTAGATGAGTTTGCTGAATTCGATGGAGAGATCTCAACTAAAGTTGATACTATGGCAGCTACATTAGTTGATCATATTGATAAATATGATAGCAATGTAAAAGCTGAATTGGAAGATAAGGCTAAACAACTTAAAGATATCTTGAATGTAGCAGAACCTATTGAAATGGAAGCTATTAAACCAGTGTCTGTAAACTTAAAAATTGTATATGTCTTAATCGTTATTATGATCATTATGGATGCATTAATCTTATACCGCATCTAAAAACAAAAGTCCCATATAGGTCATTGACCTATATGGGTAACTTTTTACTTCAGATATCACATATAAGAAACAATCTTTTCTTATAGGAGGTAATGAGAGATGAAAGAATTAAACATCGAATTTATTCTAATGAACGACTACAGTGGTAAGGGTTCTACTACTGAAGAAGCTATTGAAGATTACAAAAAAGGTAAGACAGAGTTTCTTGCTTATCATACTGAAGATGGTAAGACTAATTTAGTTATAGCTAATCAATTACAATACTTATTTGTAACTGATCTTACTATCGAAGAAGTTAATAAGCAATTCTCCACGTTATTAAAACTATCAATCAATACTGTATTTGATGAAGTAGTTGAAATCACTTCACCATACTTTGAAGTGACTAATGATAAGCTAGTAGCGTACGTATATGTAAATGGTAGATTTAGAGTATTGATTCTTGATGCTGCTAATGTAACCAATATCGTAATGGAACCATATGCAGAAAATGCTAACCCTATGGAATTAACCAATCCAAACTTTATTAAGAAAACTATGGCTGATTTAATGGCTAGTACTGATAAAACTCAAACCCATGAAGACCTAGTACAAGGTGTTATGGCTAGAGTTAGATATGGATACAATGGAATCGTATTATTCGGAGACATGTTCTTTAATAATAGATATCAGCTAGACAGTAAAGAGCTAGTTGATTTATTCAAGAAAGCTCTTATGGATATAGTTAATCCACCAGAAGAAGAACCTATCCAGACTAACAATGATCCAGTAGAAGAGCCTACTGAAGAAAATCATGTACATTGTAGATGGTCCTATGAGGAGCCAGAAAGTGAAACAATTAACGCAGAAGATTTAGATAATTCCGAAGACTAATACATTTAATAGCACACTGGGCACTTATGGCTCAGTGTGCTTAATAACCCCCTCAGAAATGATAAATGAACTTAATTTATAGATGTATATTATAGCTATGATATTGAACAGCTATTCTTTTGGCTGATGTTTATATTTCCATTAAGAAAGGAGAAAGTCTATGGATAAGTTCAGTATTGATAGTTATTATATTCCCCATGGACAGATGGGAGTACAAACTATCACAAGAGAAGAGTATGAAGCCTCACCTAGCATGGGTGAACAGTTCATATCCATTTCAAAAGTAGAGGGGAACCCTCATGTGTTTAAAGAAACAAAAGGAGAAAGAAAAATGTATTTCGATGCGTTGCGGACACGCAACAGACAACAACAGGTGCAACCTATGCCTGTTCAACAACAAGTACCTACACCAAATGTAGATACAACAACAAGCTTCCAATGTGAAGTAATCACCAATAAGATTGAAGCTCTCAAAGCGAAGAATAGAGAGCTAATGAAACATGGAGAGAAGTATATACAAACAATCTTTGACAATGCAGACAAGATTGAAGATCTTAAGAAAGAGTTAGCTGCACTCAAAGGGGAAGTATATAAAACGAAATCGATGTTCATCTCATTGGCAGGTGAGGCAAAAGAAGAAGAGGTGGTTATCGAACCACCTAAACCTGTGGAACAACCACAGCAACAGGTACAACCTAATATTGCTAACCCAAGCAATTTTACACCTGAAGAGCTAGCATTCATTAACGAGAATGCAGAAGCTTTCAATCAGTTGACCAATCAAATGCTTCAAATGCAAGCTCAAGGTCAACATGTACCATCTCTAGGAGAGATGATGAATGGTGGTCACCAAGTACAGCACCAACATAATCAAAACTGTGGATGTGCGCATGTTCATCACCAACCTGTACAACAACCACAAATGCAATATCAACAACAGGTTCAACCACAACCTATGCCACAACAACAAGCACCTCAATCTCAAGGAAGAATGTCTTGGGCTGATATGGCGCAAATGGTAAACCAAGATATAGCAGATAAACAAATGCAATATCAACAACCCGTACAGCAACCAATGCCACAGCAACAATGGCAACAACCACAGCCTGTAATGCAACAAGTTCAAACAGTTCCGGCAGGTGTATGGTATGGTATGCAACAACAAGTGCAACAACCACAATGGCAACAGCCAGTACAACAAATGCAAATGACTCAACCTCAAATGCAGTATCAACAACCAATGCCACAACATCAAGCCCCTCAACAACAAGGAAGAATGTCTTGGGGTGATATGGCACAACTAGTGGATCAAAGTATAGCAGATAAGCAAATGCAAGATATGGGCGTTGACCCTAATGTGCATTTTGACTTCCAAGATGCTGTACCACTATATAAAATCTATGAAGCCCAAGCACAGCATGATGCTATGATGGCTCAACAAATGCAAATGCAATACCCACAGCCTCAGCCACAAGCAGCAATGTCTCAAAATATGGCTATGGGTAATGCACCTAAATTTGATTTTGAAACAGCGGTTCCATTGGATTATTTTAATAATCAACCACCGATGAGTGGTATGAATACATTTATCCCACCAACTGCTAGTAGAATGCAACCAGATGCAAGTGGTTGGCATAGACCACTAGGCAATTACAGTAAAAAACAAAAACGTACATTAGCTGAAATTGCTGCAAACCGTGGTGTAACTGAAGAGTCTTTAAAGACTCCAACACAAATGACTTGGCAAGAAGCAGCTAAAGCTGAAGCTATTGCTGCTACACCAATAGTTCTTAATAGACTTCAACAGATAGCACATGAGAAAGGATACAAGGATATTCAGACTCTAATTACTGCTGGTGAAGTTGACTTTGATGCTATACTTGAACAAGTAGCGCAAGAAATGACTGATAAGGTGTATAGTGAATTACAATCTACACCTAAAGATGACAGTCTACACTTAGCAGATATGCTCCCTGATGTATATGATGCTAAGAAATGGTTAGGCTTTGCTAACCGTCCAGAAGAAATTGAAAATGATATCCATATCAGAAATATGTATATCAATCGTCTTAATGATATGGTTTGTGGTGTTCCTCATAACGTACCATGGAAACCAGAAAATACATATGACGATGTATTATCATTTCTGAATGCTTATCCAGATCGTGCTGATTTGGAACAAGAATTCGTATTAGAACTATACGAAGACTTATTATTATCTCGTGGTCAAGACCCTACTGAGGGTGTATTCCCACAACTCCCTAAAGGACAACGTATCATTAGTAGCCCACACCGTACATATTTCCATGGTGCTGGCTTACCTAATATTACATCTAATACCACATCTGCTGCTCAACAGCAACTAGGTATGCAATACCAAGGACAGATGATAGATGCACAAATGTTGGCATATGAAGACCAACGTCGTAACTGGGAGATGATGACTACAGTTGGTGGTCATCCATTAGCAGGTTATCCTGTAAACCCTAACTGGCAAGTTATGGTTACACCTAAAGACTCCAGCTGTCTTAATATCTTAGTGGATAAATTCTATGTTCCTGTATATGATGTAGGATATATGGAAGCTCCACCTAATGATAAAGCTATTGCTGATATGCTTAATAATCCTAATCTTACTCCAGAGCAACGTGACTCTAAGGCTAAAGAAATCAATGATTATAAAGCAAGATATAACGAATGGCTTAAACGTTATAACTGGGAGCAAAACAAGCAAGCCTTGTTTGATAAGTTACAGTTATTAGTAGATAAGCGAGGTATCTACGTTAAGCAAGTAAACAGTGCAAGATATGACCAAGATACTTATAATCTATTAATGGATAGTATCGGATCTTGTGACCGTGGTATTGCTAAGATGCAAGCAGAGCTACCAACACCAAGACCAGAAGATCCTGCTTGGTGTGATGAGCAAAACTTATTGTATGCCAATTACTTGATCGAACAATACAACCAACGTCGTGAAGAATTTGAACGTCGTGCATTGCGTAGATCTTGGCAAGCTCGAGGTAATAGATTGGGATGGACATTCCCAATGGATGAAGTTAAAGCACAAGTACAGCAAAATGATATGCTTAAACATTTCATTCCTAATACTAATGTATTAACTCCAGCAGAAGCATATCTCTTCAACAAGGAATCTGTACGATTTGCTAAAGAAGAGTACGAATCTAAACATGAGAACGCTCGTAAGTTCCATGAAGATAAAATGGCTTGGTGGAAAAGTATGTGGGTAGCATCCTATATGGTAACAAACCAAGTTAATAACGAAGAAGCTTCTAAAGTATATGATGAAGAAGATCCATATGGTTTGATTCATCAATACATCTATGACCCAAGACTCCAAACAGAATCTTCAAGAAAGCTTCGTAAAATGGAAGATTGGGAATATCCTGATTGGGATATGTTAACACAAAAACGTCGTATTGATTTCGATGAAAAAGAATTACGACTTTATAACTGGCGTATGAAGAACCAACGTTTCCGTGATGCGGTTATTCCTGTACGTCCAGCACCTGAATGGTCTGCATTCCAAGGAAGAAATGGTCAACCTATTATGATTCCTACGAACTTCTATCCATGGGCTACAGCATTCAGTAACTATAAAGCTACAGGTGATAAAGAAGTCGACAATAAGAACTTCGAAGCATGTATAGCTAGAGCAGAAATGCTAGAAAAAGCTCACCGTAGACCAACTGACTTATCTGAAGATGCTGGGTATTATAAACGTGCCCCATTCCAAGAAGCATTAAGCAGTTATAAACACAAGACTCGTATCGGTCAAGTATCCGACTTACTTGAGGAATATGAAGATGATGAGCAATTCAAAGATATGATGAATAATTATATCTACTTAGAAGAGACCGGCAAGCTAGCTGGATATGATTATAATAAAGATAGAGTTAACTTTGAGAACTCTATTCTAGAACAATTCCTAGCTGTCGGTCAAAACTTACCTAAAGGGTCTTGTCTAAAAGATCCTGAATTTGATACTTACAATGGTAAATCTATGGAATCTATTGCTAAGCATCAAGTCGAATTAAATATGCAAGCTAACGATGCAATCAAAGCATATCTATCTCCAGAATTAGGAGGCACATATGATAGTAGCAAGCACATTAGCTGATGATGTAAGACTCAATCTGACAAATAGTAATGTAGACGTAAGAAAAATTCATCTAAATGCTATGTATAGGTCATTAGCCTATACAGTACCATTAGAGAGAGCTTTCGATGATCTACAAGGGCCTATGGTTGAGGACTTATTCGATGCAGAGACAATCAAATCTATTAAGTTAGTAGTGACTAATCCTAAGATCAAATTCTTTAAAGATAAGTTTAGAATCTTAGCAGGAATACTAAACCCACTCGGTTATATACTAGCTCATGCTGGTACTAACCGTGTAGTATTCCAACCACAGTTTGATGATTCTTTCGTAGTTAAGATTGGTTTAGATATTGCTGGGCGAACTAATAATCCGAATGAGATTGTTAACCAGAAATATCTTAAACCATTCGTATGTAAGTGCTTTGATACCACGGATGATGGTGTTATAGGTACTTTCGAACGTGTAGTTCCTATAGAGAATTTATACCAACTATGGTCTGTACGTGAAGATATCTTTGATATTATGCGTGCAATAACTAAAAGATTTATAATCGACGATTTCGGTACTGAGGCCTTTAAGAACTGGGGAGTTCGTAAAGGCTTTGGTCCAGTATTACTAGACTATGCTGATATGTATATTCTAGATAAAGATACTGCGTATTGTCGTAAACCTATAGACTGGCATAGCACTGCTGTATGCGGTGGAGAGCTAGGCTACACTCCTGGATATAATAAGATTATGTGTAAGAAGTGTGGTGGTATAGGTAAAGCTAAGCAATACAAAGGAAAAGAAAAATTATCTGTTTATGTTCCATCTAGGGGGATTGACATGGGAATCAAATGTGTAATTAAAATTGGTGGTAAAACTGTATTCAGTACTGAAGAGGGTTTTACTAACCAAATCAATGAAAGTAAAGAAGAATTCGTAGCTCCACATGAAGTAGTTCTTAATGATTATCGTCAAGCTATTGATGATATGAAAACTGAGACTGAAAAGGTAAGAGAGCATAATGACGAATATCTAAAAGCTCTTCTTAAACAAGAAGAAGAACGTAAAGCACTTAAAGCTGAAGAAGAAAAGAAAAAGAATGATGCTAAGGTACGCATCATTGTTACAGCTAATGGTGTAAAAGTAATTCGACCAGAATATAAGAAAGAAGAGCCAGTTATTGAGAAACCAATCAAATTGATTACTCATGATGGTAAACCAGTAAACGTAGTTGATACTACAAATGGTAAAATCTATGACTTTACTGAGCCTGTAGAAACTAAACAGGAAGAAAACACTAAAGTAGAGTCTAAAGAGATTGAAAACAAGGAGACTGAAGAAGATATGAATGCTAAAATGCTAATGAATATGCCAGACATCAAATACTTCAAACAAGTATTACAAGATCGTATTAACGATTTCATGAGTGAAATTGAAACTTATGATGATAATGAGCTTAAAGACTTAGTCAAAAAGTTAAATGAAGTCAAAGGTAAGAGTGAGCTAAACAAACCAATGTTGCTTACAGAAATCTTGCCAGACTTCTTATGTATTGATCTTGAAAAAGATGGATTCAAAGAATTAGATGGTCCAGTAATGTATACTGTACGTGTAAACTCTTTGAAACTATATGACACAATCAAAGAAGATATTGAACGTCTAATCAAAGACATTGAGGATGTACGTATTGAACGTGAAGCAGAAGCTCAAGAGTCTCGTGTAGTTAGCAATAAAGCTGGTAAACACAAAAAAGTAAAATATAGTAATAAGAAGTTTGATGCAAACTTCTAGTCAGGAGGTTTCAATGAATTATGCACCACAAGCTCCGAGTCCGTTTGTTATAACAAATTCTACTATTATGGTAGATAACTTATTAGCTAGTGGACGTCCCTCAAGGGTTATTGCAATTACAGATGAACCTATGGATGGTGGTGGGATATTAACTATCCCAGCCTATCTTCCACCATTTGAACTGGTAGCAGAATACTTAGATGCACAAGAACGTTACAATGGTAATGTAGCAGACCAAGTATTTAGAGACCAATATATGGCTTACTTGCAATCTAATAACACTGTCGTTTTGAACAGTGCATTGCTTGTAGCCACAGGTTTACTTACAGGTAAACAAATACTACTATATTTTCCTAAGGATGAATGGGATAGTTTTAATCTAATCCCTGAAGTCTTATTAGCATTCTTCCAAGAGAAACTCCAAAGTAAAGTTCCGATTGAGAATATGAACTTGGGTTACTCTGATGATGCTTATGCTATTTATCCTGATATGGGTGCTGGTTTTGATGCATTGATTTGGTTACAGCAAAGCAATAATATTTCCTATGAGAACTTTATTGCTTTATTCAGTAGAGCTCAAGCATCACAAGCATTCATTCAAAATGTCTTGTACAGTCAACAGCCTATGCTTATGGCTAGATATGGTGATAGACTATCTTTTGAAGATGCTAATCGTATTGCTAAAGACACATATGAAGCATCTTTACGTGGTACAAGACCATCTATGTTTGTAAGGAGTTAAGATTATGAAACTAATCTTTACAGACACAATCACTTCTAGATTATATGAAGATCTCTTTAAGCTAAAAGAAGATATCCATATAACTAGACTAGAGTCTCTTGAAGGTGTAGCTGAGATTATATATGCATTACGTAATTATGATCCAGCTACAAAGGACTATGATTTCATGTTTGGTGATAGTGTAATGAATCAATCTCAAAAGGCTTTTAAAGAGTTATTTGAAATTGCTACATGTGTCATCAATAATAACACAGCTATCATAGTAGTCGATATGTATAACGATTGGTTATACAATATTGCTGAAGTAATAGGAGACTTCTTTAAAGAAGAATGGGGTATTGAACCAATCTATATCCGAGATGTAACAGATCAAAAACTGTTACAGGAATATGACTATTTTGAGTCAGCAGAAAATTTAGACTTTTCTAGCATCAATCAATCGTCTGGTCTATACGCTCAAATATTACAACAAATAGCAGAGCATAAACCTCTAAGAGGTATGCCATCTACATATGGTGTACAAGTAAGGAGTATGTTTACTAATGAGCTTGTATGATGAGGTATTAGCCAGACGAGACTATGTATCAGATATAAGAATGGTAATCGATAGTAATATCGTGGAGTACGATATTGAGAAAGCCAATCTTAATATACTATACAAGTATGGAAAGATTGATGATAAGACATATGATATGGTTTATCATATGGATAGATACAATAGACAATACTTTATGGGGAATTTCATACGAGACAACCATCTCAGTTCTACCTTAGCTGAGGGGATTAAGAAGGCTAAGTTAGCCTTTCTCGAGAAAAATGAAGTTCCCTTAGTATCCCTACTGGAGATACGTAATGATGCGTTATTTATCATAAATCCTAGTATATTATACCCAGAACTTGATGGCATAACTTTCAAGGCAAAGTCTATATACTATGATTACTTAGAGTTAAATAATATGAGTATCTTCTTCACTAGAGATATGCTTATGACATATTTCGAAGTTAAGGGTATGCCTAATAGGGTTGTGGATTTACACATCCCATATCTATTGAAGTCTTTTGATAATATAATCAATATCTATAAGAGAGATAAGCGTAATGCTATTAAACAGCTCCATGGGTTGTATAATGATTATATTGAACGTAAATTGGATATAGGATATTATAGGCCATTCAATATATTCTCTCAGTATGAGTTTAGAACTAGTTGTAGTCAATTCAATCTAAACTATGTACCTGAGCAATATAAGAATGCAATTGATATTTCATTCAATGAAAGAATCTTAAGAGAGTTTCATTCATTACTTCTTCAAGATACATTATGAAACAAAAGATATCCCCATATAGGCAATGCCTATATGGGGTACTTTGTTTTTTTATAGTAAAAGTTAATATTTGTGATTGTATACTATAATTGTGTATGGTAGATACAGCTACCACAACTAGCTGTATCTAAATATATCCATACACTTGTAGACTTATAGTCTACAGGCCGAAAGGAGGTGACTCCCATGAACGGTCGAGGATGCGTAGGTAACTACGCTAATCAACTAGCAGAAAGATCTGCCAATCTAGATTGGCAGATTAGAACTGCGATGAACCTTGTGGCTGATCGTTATGCTGACATAAACAACGTCAGTCATCACGAAGCCATAATGGCTTTTAGATTCCTTAAAACACAAGGAATCAATCCACCTATAACTGAAAATCATTTATAGGTGATTAATATACATGGGTAGGTGTTCGCTCATCTACCCATGTATTATTTTTTTTTGTAATAATAACACGGTTGCAGGGAGAGTAGTCTGCAACCGTGTTATTATAAGGAGAGTAATTAGTTGACTACGTAATATCAACTAACCATGAAAGAATTTATAGGATGATTATCCTATGAGTGAATGTAATAGAAGAAGTGGATGGGTTCCATCTCCTATTACAATCTTTGTTATATTAGTTATTAATAATAAATTTGGTAAGTGATATCGATACCTTTGTTGAGTTCGATTAACTGTTCATTAGGGAAGTTCAATTTAGTCAAAGGACGGATATCTTGGTAGTGCATTACACCATCGATTTCTTTACGCCAAGCATAGCATAAGGAGATAGTATTAATACGTGCTTCATTAAGACCTACAGTATTAACGAAGAATTCACGACATTCATCTTCAGTAATTTTAAGATGGATTTCCACTACAGTTTCTACATCTAAGTTTTTATTAGTATTGTAGATCTTAGCATCGATAGGAGTACCATCTTCGAAACGACGAATCAATACAGGTTCAGTTTCGAATGTTTTAAAGTAATAAGCAACACGGTTACCAATTACTTTACGACCATGGTAAGTCATTTTCTTAGCATCACTAATATCTTCAGTTACTAATGGATAACGGAAAGGAACCAATGCTTCAGGAGTAATCCATTTAGCATAATTAACTTCACGTACTTGAGAGTTTTCACGACCACAACCATCAGTACCAACACAGAATAGCATAACTTTTTCTGCTTCTGCTGGAACTTCGAATACACTGTTTTCTAATCCTAGTTCAGTATTATAGGAAGGAGTGATTTCAGTAGTTGGTGCAAATCCGAAATGTGCTCGAGCTGTGAATTCAGCACCAGGTAAAACAATTTTATTTTTGCCACGGAATAATACTTTATCAGTACCCAAGGCTCTAATTACAATATCAGTATCACGGTATGCATGAGAACGAATAGATGCTTTCTCTTCAGTACCGTTAAACTCGTTAAAAATGAGTTCTTTAGTATTGGACATGTCGACCTCCATAAATATATTTATCGTTATTTAAGCTTAAACTTTATAACTATGTTAAACTAGGCTTTATAGAACGGGTTAAGCCACATATGGTCATGAGCCCTTGCTGTATCTTTAACTTTGAAGTGCACATTACTGCCCATAGTATCATAAATGAATAAAGAGTTGATATGATCATCAAGCATCAATTTAATATCTAGGTTAAGTTTATCGTGTACACCATCTAAACCATCAATCTCATCTATTAATGGTTTCAATACAATGTATTTAATAATATCCTTAGGAAGAATATCATACATATCAGCAAGAATAAGAGTCTTATACCACCAGTTACGTAAGTACATCTTATCACAGAAATGTACAGCATCTTTAGCTAAAGACTTGATATGTGTATTTACTATACCATCAACTATATCAATACTGTCATCGTCTTTAATCTTACAGATATACCAGATGTCATCTATAGCTCTAATGGTTTCAAATAGTCTACTATCAAATTTATAGATAGTATTAATACCCATGACTTCGATCTTATAAGATTTAAAAAAGTTAATGACTTTAGCTACGTATTGCTTAATAAAGTCTAAACCAACACCAGGGAATGAATTAAATAAGTATTGGTATTCGTTACTATTAAAGTATCGCTCTACATACTTGGTTATATCAATACAAGTATTGATGATACGTTTTCTTTTTTCTGTAAGATCACCTATATTACGGATACTATCAATAAGACCAGATAAGTCTCTATCTCTATAAGTCAAGAAGTTATAGTAAGACTTATTAGGTTCTTTACCTCGGTCGGCTTCAAATGGCATCTTGAAGAAGTCATTATTGTATTTGATTTGCATTAATGCTTCATATGTCTTCTTATATGCATTATACTCACGATAGTTATTTGCATCTTTCATATGAGTAAGAAGACTATTACGTAAAGCTAAGTTATTATTAAAGATCTTCAATAACTGTTTAGCTGAAGTCAATGGAGTCTTATAAGATTCAAACTTATCTGCACCAGTATAATCCAAGTCTTTATAATATCTAGGACCACGAAGCATCTTTTGTAATACGCCTAGGTCTGCATCGAAGTTAAAGCCCATAATATACATAATCTTTTCAGGATCTTGCATGATATCATCTTCAAGATTATAGTATTCATACATTAGAGAGAATAGTGCACACATAATATCACTAAGTCTAAACATTTTAAACTCACGAATAGATGGTACTTGTAGCATAAGTCTATCTTCTAGTTTGACTTTATCGAATAATAGATTAAAGAAGTAAGGCATATCAAATGCAATCTTAGTCATAGACATTACAGAATCGATAGTAATGTATTTTGTACGTACATAGTTAAACTCTTTATCAAGAATCTCTCTATATACATCTTCTTTATCCATTTCACCGGTCCATAACCCATCACCCTCAGTCATTTTATCATAAGGGATATGGTTATTTTTATCTTTGATATACTTATCACCAGATTCGGTTAATGGAATCTTTACAAATTTCAAATCATAGTTCTTTTCATTATCTTCAACTAGTTTCTTATTAATCTTAGCATTGATATAGTTAAAGATAAACTTGATTTTAGAACCATGTTTTGCCATCTTAGCTTTATCAGTTAAGAAGATTTTACCATTAATGATTTCATAGTCATTCTTAACTAATACATATCCATCATCCATAACCATCATCATACGATTATTATTAGGAGATTCTAAATATCCATCAAATGGGAATGGAATAGTAATACCTGTAGCATCATCTGCTATATCAGCCATTACCATCTCAGATTTGATGTACTTATTATACTTCCTGAATATAGTATTATAGACGAAAGTGATATTGAATCCTCTGGTAGAATCAATAACTGTACCATCAGTGAATTCAAAGATATCACCACTGATTTTATAGCGTTCTGGTGATACTAGTGTACTACCAATAGTTACAAATAAGCTATTATGAGATTTCATATAGTTAAAGAATGGAAATATAATTTGGAATTTATTAGTACCCTCAATAGGGGTAGTTATAAATTGGTCTTCTATATTGATAGAAAACTCATTCTCTGGGTAATCATAGTAATAGCATACGACATTATCAGCTATATTCAATAAGAACTTAGTATCAGTAATCTCTATACCAGTATTAGTATATCTAAATCTAGATTCTTCTAGACGTCTACCATTAACTAGTAGAATAATCTTATTCTTCTTAGGTATATATCCATCATATGGATACTCAAGAGCTAATACACTTTGTTTATTATTATCAACTGCAACGGTTTTAACTTTCTTATTAGTTATAGTTTGGTCTTCTGGATATGTATATATCACTTCTATAGTAATACCCTTACGCATTAATAAGTTTTGTTTATTAATATGGAGAGTATTCTTAAGAATAGTATACTCAGTAAATGCTAATGGGTCTCCATTTACATATACTTCGATGACGTTATTATTATCTATATATCCAGCAAATGGGAAATTTAGTTCATACTTAGTTTCACCCGGTGTAGTTACAGTTATAGTTTGTGTTTCTGTATGTAATGCTACTGGTCTAGTATTAGAATATATAAAGTTAGTATTGACTACACGATCTTTAATAAACTTATCATCATTATCTATATTAGTGATATTAAGTTTACCATCAGATGTCAATGTAGAGAAATATCTATCTTTTTGAAGATATACTGATGCGGTATCAGCAAAGTATACACCATGGTCTACATAGTCAATATCTTCTGGGACTTCGGTAATGATAGTATTAGATGTATCTTTGGCTTTAGTTTGAATAGTTTTAAACTTAAACTTGTATTTATCAGAATAGATGAATAGAGCTATAAGCTCTCTATTGGCATTAGTATCACTAATATTCCAATCTATATCATCAGTAAAGATAATTTTAGTAAAATCATCATTAAATCTGTATCGTGTTGGGTCTATAAATGTAGAACCAACAGACAATCTTAAACCAAATCCCTTTTCAAAGTAAGTATCTTTATCTACAGGGAACTCTATAGGAACTTCTCTTGTTGAGTTATCTACTATAGTGATGAACTTAGACTCAGTCTTAATAGTATAATCGTTAATATTAGCTGGAATATCTGGAGTCTTATTGCTTAAGAAGTCAAACTTAAGTGTAGTCTTACCATCAAGATAATGCTCATTTTCAAATACTATCTTATGATCGATTACATTATACTCAGATGGTGGTATTAGTAAGTCATCAGCATATAGATGTATATAATTACCCTTGTCTAAGAACTCAGTATCGTTATTAGGATAAGGTATAGGGATATTATTATGGTCAGTTATAGGCATAGTGCTTGTAGCAGTATCCATAACCTCTTCGGTATCTAAGTAAGTTTTGTATTTATAGTTAAATACATAGTCACCAGTATCAGGATCAGACTTTCTGTCTTTAAGAAGATAATATTTAAAGATTCTAATATCATCAAACCCAAATAAAGAGCATATATCAACCATACAAGTTGGTGTAGATTTGAATTTCAATAGCTTATTAAGATTCTTAACCATAGCTATTTGATATTTCAAAGGAATCTCATCATAATATGGTACATCATGCCATTCAAAGATATAACGAATACATCTCTCATCTAATACGTCTAGTTTAATAATATGCTCTCCAGTTTCAGAGATAAGATCAATCATAGTTTGTAATAGAATGAAGATAGTAATAAAGTTAGTATAGTAATCACTATCAAATCTATAAGCTTCTGCATATACAGTTGCCATAGTATAAGCACGATTTACTATATAACGATTCTTAAATTTATCAGATAAAACTTGTTGGTCTATACGTGGTAAGTATAATAACTCAAAGTTATCAGCTTTACGTGCAGCATATGCAGTAATACCTGATGCTATATAGTTTAGATAAGCATATGCTGGTCCAATATACCTAGAACGTAGATCGTCCATTATACCATGATCTTCTAGTATATTCAATTCAAACTCAGACATTTCATGCATAGGCTTACTAAAGTCTACACCAATATTATCTTTACGCAAATCAGCATCTACATATAAGAATGGCATACCTAATGGTGGTTTACCCATAATCATACGATAGTATTCATTATATTCTACATAGTGATTTACAAAGTATTCAGATGCAAACTTACGACAAGTTTCACGTTTATTTAATGGTATGAGTCGTGGATCTTTCTTAATACCCATCCAATATTCTCTACCTATTTCACAGCGAGATAAGATAAGGTCATTATATTCATAAGCATCATATGGAGCTTTACCTTCGATAGATTGAATATATAGGTCAGCATAATACATAGATGCTTCAGATTCTTTAGAGTCTGCTAAGTCTTTATCTTTTACTACTGCACCTAATGCTAAGATTTTACTGTAGTACACAGTATTATCTACAAAAGGCTCAGGTGAGATTGCTTTAATAATATGAGAAAGTCTCATTCTTTGTAGTTCCTCCCTTCGGAATGGAATTATTCGATTACTACTATGTACTGACCGTAATAGCCTATTTAGCCCAACATCAAGTTAATCGTACCTATTTGAATAACAACAGGAGTGTTTAGAATATGAGTCAACCATTTCCGGACTTAAGCATTATTACAAGTCCAAATAATCCAGTTATAAAATCTCCTTTTGTACCATACCAATTGGAGTTCTATCAAACTAAATATTCCCTAATGGATATTGATAGATATACAAGTTTTGTAAAGAATGCTGTATCTAGATTTAGAGCATCTAGATCTTATAAGAATTATAAGTTCTTCTTAATGAATCTAGGTATGGATAGATGCCAAATCAATAATAATATCACTATGGATATGGCTACTATTGAGATGCATCATAATATGCTAACTATCTTTGATATTGCTTTTATCATTACAGAGCATATCATTAATACTACAGGGTATATTACTTCATTTGACTTAGTACAGCATTTACGTAAAGTGCACCATGAGCATAAGGTAATGCTTGTAATGTTAAATTTAACAGCTCACCAACTTTATCATAATACAAATAATTTCTTCATTCATCCAGATATGTGTTTTGGTAACTGGGGAGCTTTCTTAGAAGAGTATAAATACGGTATCACTATTGAGATTGCCAATAAGGTTATACGCTACTTAGATGAAGCTATTAAAGTCGGTTCCACACAAGATAATGGATTGATGGAAGTTCGTGATCATTTAGTGAATTGGAGTCGATACAATGAGTACAACCTTGGAAATCAGTCTTACGGTAATACTAACTATTAGTATTATAGCTTTCTTCTTTACAGTTAGTGTAATCATTAACCGTGTTACATATTTTCATGAACAGCAAATGGCTTTTAAACGTTCTCGAGTTAAGATCGATGTACGTGAAGTCGATAATATGATTGATAATATGATTCAAGAGGGTATCAATGAATTCTTAGTTATTAATAACTTAGCATTCAATGATGACAACTATATTAGAGAAGATATAGAAAAGCAAATGCGTAAATACGTATCTGATTATATCATAGCTAGAACCACTCCAGTATTCTTGGAGAAAGCTCACTATGTATATAGAAAAGAGTCCTTTACTAATATAGTAGCTAATAAGATCATCATTGGTGTAACCTTGTATGTAGCAAAAAACAATGCTGAAATGAAGAATAGATAGAAAGAACCCCATATAGACAATGTCTATATGGGGATTCCTTCTGCTAATTGCTTTATCGAGGTTTACCATTGAACTGTCATCGCAGACCAATGATACTATAGTGTTATATAAAATTAAATATCTAATCTATAATTTTCATTATAGTTCTGTAGTTCTTCCTCTGACATATAGTTCTTAAGTAGCTTATCTAAAGCAAGGTCACCAACCTTGTCTTCGAATAAACCACGTACGTGATTATGGAATGTATTCAAGAAGAAGTATTTCTTATTCTTTATACATCTAATCATGAATGCTTTATATAAATCCAAGATAGCATTTGTAACACCAGTATGCTTATACGCTCGGAATAAGATACCAGTTAAACTAGAGAAAGCAAGTATATCAGAATAATCTAATTCATCAATAGCTGTAAGTATTACACTAGTGATATTATAGTCATTCTTAATATTGAACCAAGCCTGATTACAAGACTCTAGATAGATTAAGATATTAGAAGCCTTGTGTTTAACACAAAGACCCAATACTGTACCATCTAGCATATCTAAGTATTGCTTAGCATAGAACTTGTATAGTGCTAAATCATCATCAGCAATAATAGACTCTAAGATGAGGTCTAGAGAGACCCCATCTTTAGTTAAGTCATGAATATATAATATTCTTTCTGCAGCTGAAAGATTCTTTAGTTTAGCCGAGTATTCCATTTGATTCTCCCCTTAATGTACCTACTATACTTCTACAACATCAGTCAATTTAGCAAACTCTTCTGGGAATAGTTCTGCAAATGTACCAGTATCTCCTGTATAGGATGCAACTTCTTCCCAAGTCTTAGTTGTGTAGTTATAACGTTTTGTTTTATCTTTAGTAAATAAAGCTAAACGATAACGGCAAGCATTAGCACTAGTCACTAGAGGATTAGTTTCATCTACTAAAATATGAACGTACTTAGCATTATATTCACCTTTTTCTGGGGTGATGATATGATGTTTACCAGTACGGTCATAATATAAACCACCTTGCCATGCAGATACAGCACAGTTACCATCTAAGATGATTTCCATAGGTGTTTCTGGTACAGCAACTTCATCTGAAGTTACACCAGTAACTTTACCTTGTTTAACTTCTAAACGGAAAGGTACTATTGTAATATCTGTACCTTTGATGGTTTTGATATTACGATTGTAGAAGTATGGTACGTATTTAGTATATTTACTTGGTGCGCCATATACTGTTTCACCAATAATAACTATATTTTCAATATCACCTAAAGAACCATCACGTGTTTTATGTTTAAGATAAGCACGATAATCAGATTCTAAATAATATTGAGCTAAGTTATTATCATAAGTTGTAAATGTTTTAGTATCAGCATCATAACCACGATCTGTTTCGACTAATAGATGGACATCTGCATTTTGATTGTCAATAAGATTAGTCTTATAGAAATCTACAAGATGATACATTGATGGTGTATTGACAACATCAGGAGAGATGTTTAAACTGTAAATATTTCTACCATCGCTTGTAGTAGGTTCGCTTGGTCCATCATTAGTTTCGCTACCATCGAATGGGAAATCTGTATCACAATATACTGCTTTAGTAAACATCCAGCTGTATTTCTTATTAGGAATGATCATAGTATTGGTTTTATTATGATATAAACCACTGCTATCGCCTAAAGCATACACATCTTGACCATACTCAGTGTTAGCATATTTCAATGCAGTAGCATCAGTAAGTGTAATAGTATAATCTGTAGTTGTTGGGTTATAGTTTTTAAATGTATTTTGTGATACATCATCACTAAATTTATAATACTTATAATCTTCTTCTGTAGGAACAAGATAATCGAACCATTGTCGGTACATATAATGGAACTCTTTATCTTTATTTTTAGCCCAAGCTAAGTCACAATAATCGAAGTATTGTGTAAAATCATGGGAGACTACAGATACGCTTAATTTAACTAGTTTGTCAGCTTCTTTAATTAAGAACGCTGTCATTTCTTCTGTAGGTTCTACAGCAATAAGTGTATAGTATTGGAAACTTACATCTGCAATAGTAGCATAGCCAGAAATCTTACTAATATTATTCTTAACGTATTCATTATCAGGACTCAAAGTAGAATTGATAAGAGTGAATTTAGATTTCCCTTTAGGTACGTAGATTTTAAATGCTGATGTTTTATTACCACCATGAATACCAATTACACCAATAGTATTTTGCCTACCATATTGACCCATACCAGCACGGTTACGTAGAATGAGTTCTTCGTCCATGATAATAGTATCAGTAATAACTGCTTTTACATTAGGATTACCAGATACAACAAATTGGTCACATTTGATTACTGCAGCATATGGAGACTTGCCATTGATATAGAAGTCAGATGTATATTCAGGTAAAGATGCTGTTCCTTTACATTCGAAAACATCACTGGTATCTTCTATTTCAGCAGTGCTTAACATAGTTAATTCATCTTCAGTAAGATCTGCTTTTGTTTTCAATACAATGCTATCATCATTAAGATTTACTCTAAGATTGTATGTAGGCTCATCATTATACAAATCAGTATACTTAGGCATACGATAACAAGTATTGCATAATTGACCAAAATGACGTTTACCAAAGTTAATAGTAATATTACGTTTATCCGAAGGTGTTTGTTCCATAAAGGATTTTGTTGGCCATTGGATAAGATAGTTCTTATCGTCTGGTACCGTATATGTAGTCAATCCAGGAATAGCACCAATACTATTATGGTCAATCATTTCAGAAGAAGCAGAATACATAAAACCATTACTGATATTTACAGAGCCACCAGCTAAGCCAGTAACCACATCAGCAGCTTTAATCTTTTCTTCAACTTTATTGGAGATTTTCTTTACATCATTAGCTAAACCAGCAGTGGTATTAGCAGCTGCTACCCCTGTTTCAGAGATAGCTGCTTTTACATTTTCAAGATCTTTTTTAATTTCTTTAAACCCATTTTCGATATTTTCTAAAATGAGTTCAGTAGTATTTTTTGTATTCTCAATTTCTGCCATTTATACCTCCATATATTATATTAACCACCCACTGGACCATTACCAGGTTCAGAACTGAATGCACCAATAGGTTTAGGATCAAATTCATCTGGTGTTACATTAGCAATTTCTTCCCATACTTGTTTCTTATAGTTATATTTCTTAGATTTATCCATAGTGTATAATGGTAAACGTAAGAATCTGAATTTTTGATCATTAACGATAGTATCATTTTCTTCGACTAATACGTTAATGAATTTAGCATATTCAGTTACATAAGCATCTGGAGTATAACGATCATTTTCATTTGTACGATCTTTATAAGGGCCATCGATAACATCACCAAATTTACAATTATGAAGTTTAATAACCATAGGTTGTGCTGGTGTTTTAAAATATAGATCATTATCTGTAATATTTAATATAGTCATTGCACCACCTTGAGTGATACACTTACCAATCCTACAGTTAGTCAATTCCATGTCTTTAATATGTCTATTATAGATAATAGGAACTATATTACTTTCTTCTATATTTTGACCTGTACGATCAATTACTACATGCTCGATAGGAGTCTTACTAACTGTCAAATACCTAAATTCGCTATTAGCATTGAGCATATCAATATCATTATTAGATAAATGCGAACCATCGGTAGCTGACAATACAATATCAACACGCCCTGTATCTCCAGTTTCTACATATAAGCCAGACAATGGGAATTCTTGGCTACTATATAATGGCCCAGGCATTACACTTAAATCTAATGTAATAGTGTGTTTACCATCAACTTCAGGAGCCGCATTAATATCAAATCCGGCAGCAAAGAATTTAGGGAAGTCTTGTTCGCACATTTCTAGACGTTTGTTTAATTTCCAAGTGTAGTTAGGGTTTTGGAAGAATATTGTAGTAGATTTACGTATACCATATGCTCCATCTAATTTATAGAAATTTGCATTATCAGCTTTAGCATTATTTACAATATCCTCAAAAAATGAAATATTGTTCCAATCAGTGATATCTAATTTCACTCTATCACTACCATCAGCAGTAATATCAAAACGATTTTTTAATCTTTGTACCATTGACGCAAGTGCATTTACATAGACAAATGGTGGATCAATAGCTCTATTATTTACCGGCAACCAATTAACCCATGAACGTGTTTCATCTACCAAATCTGCTGAATTAATCCATTTCATACTATTGAAATCGAATATTTCACTACGATCATAAGTATATACATCGATATCTAAATAAGCTAATTTCTTGATATTAGCAATAATACTATCTGTCATAGCATCAGTTTTCTTTACTAAGATATTCATTAATGGATCTTTGATATTTTCACGTACTAAACATAACCATTCAGATGGATCTGGATATGTAAATGTAGGATTAGTTGGGCCATATCCATCAATAACTAATGTTTCTGCATCAATGTACACATCAGTTTTAGTATGGTCATATGTTACTGTTTGATAGCCACCGGATGCAGGATCATATTCTAAACCATCTTCACGTTTAGAATGAGCAAAACCGGCAACTAAATAAAGACCATTAATTTGTACAGATTTACAAATTACAGCTTTGAGTTTGCCATGATGACCAGCTACAAAATGGTCAGCAATAGCAATGGAGTTTCCAACTAGGTTATTATTGATATACCATTTACAATCATACTTAGGAACTGATAATTGGTTTTCTTCTGGTAAAGATGTAGAGATGTCGAAATGGATTACATTATCATCTGTAGTTACACCAGATTTTTCTAAATGGAAAGTATCTATAGTTGTTTGATCAACTTTAGTATCTGTAGTGATACGGTCATCAGTAAGATGTACTTCCAAATCAAAATCAGAACCACGGTAAACATCAGTTTTAAAATCTGTAATATCTTGACCAAAACCAGTATTACTTAGACGATTTGTATTGTTTTTACTGAAGTGCAATTTTATCAATGGTTTCTCTAAATTACCATATATAGATGCAACTATAGGATCACTACTATTTTTTAAATCCATCAATAATACTCTATCGTTAGTAATAGCACTGTTTGTAGGCCAAGTCATTTGATACATCATATTATCAGGAACCACATAATCAATTTTATTACTAAGGATTTCTGTATTATCGGCTTTCATATAATTGTAGCTATTATGGAAGATAAAACCACCAGTCATATCAAGAGTGCCATTATTTAAACCTCTAATTTCGCCAGTAGACTTAATTACATCGGCAACTTTAGTTTGGATTTTAGCTATTTCTTCAGATAAGTTTTTTGTAGTACCACTGGATGGAACACCAGCTGCTTCAATAGCTTTCTTAGCTTCAGCGATATCTTTTTGTACATCAGCAAAACCAGCAGCGATATTATCAAATATTTTACTAGTTAATGTTTCTTTCGCCATTATTCTCCTCCACGAAGATCTCTAACCATCTTCTCTAATTTAGATAGAGAAGAATTTAATTCATCTCTAGTAATGTATTCGCTACTAGAAGCAGTTGCTGAACCACCACTAACAGGAACCCAACCAGAAGCAGTTTTAGTATAGATTGTATTTGTAGATGTAACTAAGCATACAGACCCATTAGGTGCAGTAGCATCTAGATCAGATACGTTAGCTACAGGGGCTTTCCAAGTACTAACTGTAGTTACACTAGCACCAGCAGAACCAGATTCGGATAATTCATTAGCAACGAATAAACCATTAGTACCTAATGTAGCTTTGATTGTATCGTTATATACGAAGTCTAATGCACCACCAGTGCCAGGTTTAATAGTCCAGTTTTCACCAATAGTTGCTTTATTAGTAGCGGCATCGAGCTTAGCTAAGAATTTAAGATCAGCTTCAGCTTTAGTGTAAGTATCATTCCAACGAGTCTTTTCATCTGTAGTTACAAACTTATGAGTTGCATCTTCAGTAATCATAGTAGCTGGATGTGTAGCAGGATGCTCATAATTAGTAGCACCTTCTTCAATACCATCTAATTTAAGCTTATCTTCTTTAGACATCTTACCATCAATGGTATTAGTAGCTAATGGAATATTTACACTAGAGATAGTATCCCATGTAGTACCATTATAACGATAGATAGAACCGGTACTAGTTACAGGAACTACCATACCTTTCTTAGGTGTAGTATATGTAGTTGCAATATCACTATAATTAGCAACACCAGGTTTCCAATCCATAGAAGAAGCGACTGCATCAAGTTTAGCAGTCAATTCTGTATTAGATGGTAAATCACTAAGTTTAGATTTTTCATCTGGAGTCATGAATTTACGGTTAGTATCTTCAGTGACAATAGCGGATGGGATTGCTGTTACATTAACTACAGTTTCAGTTTTACCATCAATGATAGATTCAGAAGCTGTGATGCCACTGAATTTCATTTTATATGGTGTAGCTAATGCTGCTGCTTTAGCTGCTGTACCAGTGATATTAATATCCATGCTACTAGGGTTAGCACCAGCAATAACATGACCTTCACGGTCTACTAATACCTGACTAAAACTACCTGCGGTTAGGTCAGTAGAAGTCTTAGGATGTACATATACAGTATCTGTGAATTTAGCATTAGCTGGTACACTAGAACCAACAGTAAACCCACGTACAGTATCAGCATCAATATTACCTAAAGATGATCGATCAATTTGTAAATTAGTTACATTAAGATTGATATTACCATTAGCATCAGGTCCTGTAGATGCTGCTGTAATTTTACCAGAAGCACTTACAGTCTTTATACTATTAACTGCATTATTGTTTCTCTTAACCCAATCTTTAATACGTTCAACTTCGATATTAACGAATGATGTATTAGCAATTTTAGAAGAGATATCTCCAGCAGCAGCTGTTGGTACAGTCGGAGTACCAATGAAGTTAGGAGAATCTTTTAATGCAATATCACCAGCATTAAGACCAGCAATAGATTCAGCAGTCTTAGCTTTAGCTGCAATACCACTAATATTTATATCATAAGTACCAGCTGATAAGTTTGATGGACCAAATTTACCATTAATAGCACTAGCATCAATAGATGTGACATTTAAAGTTACATTATTAGAACCGTCGAATAAAACAGATGGAGCCGTTACCCCACCTGTAAGTGCAAAGGTTACAGTACCTTTAAGTCTGTCAGCAGTCTTAGCTCTCTCTGGAGTAAGACCATATAGAGCATTGTGCACAAATCTAGTAGTAGCAATAGTATCATTCCGAGTATTCAACTCAGGAGTAGGCGCTGTTGGTCTACCAGTAAATGCTGGATCATTAATAGGCGCTTTGGAATTCCAAAACATTTTTTCGATACCAGTTACATGAACCTCATTATCATTCATATGTCGATTCAAACTCTTTTGGAGATTTTTATCAGAGCTATTAATGAGTTCCCTTAAATCTGGGGATAAATCATTATAGGTTATCAGATCGTATTTTTCATTGAAATCTGGCATTATATAGCCTCCTTTCACCAATTTACTACTATGTTTCAACAGTACTATAATCGTTGACTATAGGAGGTTAATAATAACTATGGCAATTAGAAAAGTATTTTTAAATCCTGGCCACGACCCTAAACTTAATGGAAGTGGCTATGCTATCGACCCAGGTGCTGTAGGCTCTCGTACTACAGAAGCCGAAGTTGTTAAAAAAATTGGTGCATTAGTAAGCCAATATCTTCAAGCTGTAGGTTATGAAACTTACATTATGCAAGATGATGACTTAGATGCAGTATGTGAAGCAGCTAACCAATGGGATGCTGATATCTTTGTATCTATTCACTGTAATAGTGCAGAAAATCCAGCAGCTGAGGGTACTGAAACATTTACTCATACTAGTGCAGGTCCTAATTCCTTATCTACTAAATTGGCTATTAATATCGACAATCAATTAGTTAACTCTTTAGACTTATATGATCGTGGTATTAAATCTGCCAACTTCTGGGTATTGCGTAAAACTGATATGCCAGCAGTATTGGTTGAAACAGCATTCATCAATAACCCAAAAGAAGAAGATAAGCTTATTAATCAAGTAGATGAGTTTGCTAAAGCTATTGCTCGTGGCATCTCTGATACTGCAGCTCAAGTATAATCTATATCATGAATACTGCTGCCGATGTAGAAAAAGCTCTCCAAATAGATACCGTACCGTCATTAAATTCAGAAGAAATTCAATATAATGGTAATATAGTAGCCTATCAAGGAGACTATTATATCTTTATCGACGGTAAATGGTCTAAGTTAGGTAAACAAGTATCAACTAATACTAGTAGCCTAACTGAAAATGAAATAGAAGATATGGAGCCTGAAGAAATGGATGATACTGGTAAACCATACTACAAATCTAGAGTATACTTTTACCCTCTAAATATAATTAAGATGGTAACTGTATTATTCTGTGGTATAGCTTTAATGTATTCTTTATTCATTCAATCAGAGACTGTAGCGGCTACACTTGCTGGTGGGTTATTAACCTATTTAAGCCGTGGTAGTTCTGGATCTACTACAAACAATTATCAAAAGAATGATAAGTAAGAAAGATATAAGCCCTAATGGTTATATGCCATTAGGGCCATCTTTTGGCTTACTTGAACATCCCAGTAATTCTAAAATAGGAGGTTAAAACTATGCCAGAGCAAATCAATTATGATTTAGATAGAGACAAGCTTGGCTTAAATGAGCTTAGTCTTAAACTGCGTGATATGGTTACAAAATCATTTAATCATACTAAAGATGATGTAATACATATTACTGCAGAAGAGCGAGCATTATGGAATACTGTAGCAACTATTCCTAATGTAAGCAATAATAATAATGGCTTTATGTCTATAGCTGATAAAGTTAAATTAGATGGAATAGAAGAGCAAGCCAACCATTATGTACACCCTAAGAAACCTAATGCTGTTCCTGGTAACTATATTACAGTAGATATTGATGATGAGGGTCATGTCACTCGTGGATACAACCCTACTAGATTACCTATTACTGTAGATAATGCTGATAGATTAGGTGGATTAGTACCAGGAGACTTTGCTCCTATAGCTAATCCAATCTTCTTAGGTAAACCACAAGCACCAACACCTGTAATTGATGCTGATAGTACTAAGATGGAAATAGTTAATGTGAAGTATTTAGAATCTCATATCTTCCCTTATGTAAGATCTCGTGTAGAACCAACTGGTGATGGAGAAAATCTATTCTGGATTGATTCTACAAATATACTAAGCTCTTATAGTAAAGAAAAGAAATGGCATTCTGTATATACAGAAGCTAGTAAGTATATGCTTGCATTAAATGAGAAGATTGATGTAAATACTCAGCCATCTGACTATGCAGCATATCTAAAGTTCTATGGACAAAAGAAATTATCTGCATTAAACTTAGATACAGCTATTACTGGTACTAGAACTGAAGAGTTTGCTACTGTAATGGGTATGAGAGCTGTCGACCAAGATATCTCTCATGAGTTTATCTTTATTGGTAATGACTTATTCATCCGTAGTGGTGCAGATAACTGGGATAGCCTAGTTAAAATCTTTGATAGCAACGATGAAACTGTAGCTAAGACTAAGAAAGCTATGGAATTTGATATAGATAACGGAAGCCTAGTAGTTAATAGTGGTGGTAAGAAATATAAAGTCACCCTAACTGAGGTATAGGAGGTTTACTATGTCATATCATGATAGACAAAGTCTAAATCAAACTATTCCTAGACATATATCTAAACAAGAGCTATCACCATCATTACGTAATCGTATACAAGATGAGTATGATCATATATACAATCATACTCTACATATTACAGAAGAAGAACGTTATAGATGGAATCAATCAGCTAAACGGGTGCTTAAACCAGCTACTATATATGCTGATGGATTAATGACTAAAGAAGATAAAGCTAAACTAGATAGTATTGAGCCAAAAGCCAATAAATACGTACACCCATTCTCTAATGTAACACCAGGTAGCTATCTTGAAGTGACTACTGATGGATTAGGGCATGTAATATATGGTAATAACCCAGCTAGGCTTAATATAAGAGCTAGAAATGCTACTAAGTTAGGTAATATAAATCCAGATGAGTTTGTATCACCTGATAATGCATTCCTAAAGGGTAATGTATCATTTAGAAAGTATCCTAATGATATAGACCATCTTAATTATCCTATAACTAAGAAAGATCTAGTAGAGAGTTCTCTAGATAGTAGCTATTATATTAGTACTGACGATACTCCTAATCTAAATAAGATTAGAATCAACCCAAATACAGGAGTCGCTTCATATTATGATGTAGATCTTAGTAAATGGGTCGATATATCTCTTCCCAGCAATGTAGCTAGATTGGACTCTAATGGTAAGGTTCCATTGAATCTTATGCCAACACAAGGTCTTCCTATAGGAGCTATTATACCAACACTAAGTGCTAGTATAGATCTTATGAAAGAAGATGGATTCTTACCATTAACTGGTATTGAAGTAGAGAAGAATGAATACTTAGACTTATATAACTTTGCTAAGTCATCTAATATACTTGTACCATATTCTGAATATAGTAAGTTTGAACGATTACCATCTATTGGATTCTTCTTTGATAAGGGTAATACATTTATATTACCTAAGTTAAACGATTTCTTATGTGCTACTAGCAATATTAGTGATACTGGTAGATATACTCCATCATGTACACCTAGACAAACTAGTACGTTTAATACTATGGCTAAGAATGATTTCCTAAAAGAGTTTGACTATAATAATAGAAACGCTGTAAATGAAAGACTATCATTCTATACTGGTGCATTTAGAGTAGTAGACCGTTTAGGGCAGGCTACAGGTATGAATAGTATTTATAGAAGATGGGATACTAATACAAATATATTAGTTACAAAGTTCAATTCCAATGAGGGAAATGATAATGACTGTACTATAAATGAGCCAGCTCATTTCAATACTATATACATGATTAAAGCTAAATACTAAAGAAAGGAGGAGCTATGTCTAAAGAGCAAGATGTAATAAAGTGGTGGCTATCCTATTCTGAAGAAGAAGCTAAACGTCGTAAAGAAGAATGGCTAGATGAGCACAATAAATCTAGACTATATAATGAAGTATTAGATAAACTAACAGAGAAAGAGTTTAATACTGTATTACATAATACTATCAAGGATATAAGATTTCATATGACTGATTCTTTTATGCATATATATAAAGAAGAACGTGATACTTGGAATAAAGTTACATATGAGTCTTTAACTAAGTTAGCATCTACAGAATCTAATGGTCTTATGTCTAAAGAAGACAAAAAGAAGTTAGATGATATACATGAAGGTGCTAATAACTATACTCACCCTAAATATAGACCAGTAACGTCTTATAAATTTAAGAAAGTTGATGAGTATGGTCACATCTATGGTTCATCTGAACCAGAGGTATTACCAGTGACTGTAGACTCTGTAGATACATTGAATGGTAAGCCTATTGAATATTTTGCTAAGAATAATAACCAAGTATTCAATAATATAACTGTGCCAGATGTAGATATCTCTACGGCTAAAGATAATACAGCTATTAATTATAAGACAATGAAGTCTTATGTATTAGATGGTGCTATACAAGTCACTAATAGTAATACAAATCTTGATACAAGAAAGCTTTGGTATAATACTAAAGATAATAAAGCATACTATTATCAAAGTAATACATGGAAGCCATTCTCTATACCAGATAAACCTGTAACTTATAATGATAATGGGGTTATAGATAGTTCTTTATTACCATTAGTAGGATATCCTATAGGGTCTGTAGTTACTGTATACGGTAATACTATCCCTCAAGGGTGTTTATTATTAGATGGATCCATTATATCTAAGGCAGACTACCCTAAATTATGGGATAGAGTATCACGATACTATAAGATAATATCTGATAACGAGTATAACTCTTTACCATATGAGCATGCTACTACATACTTCTCACTTGTAGCATCAGATTCTGATAAATTTAGATTACCTAATTTATACAATCTACATTTAAGACCTACGAGTGAAACTAATAAGCAAGGAACATTACAACCTAATGCTAAACGTGCTAATATATATGGTACATTCCCAGTAACTCCGTTTAATGGTTATTCATATCCAGAAGATGTTGCGCTTTATAATAAGTACCCTATCGTTAAATGTGAACAAAAACCATCATCCACGTTTAGTTATAGAATGCCACACTATAATCAATGGGGATATATGGGTTATGAATATGCTAATAAGAATCGTGAATCATTAGATAACTATTATAAGCCTATAATAAACGAATCTAGTCAAGGTTTCTCTCCTAGATCTGTAACTGTTTTGTATTGTATTAAAGCTAAATAGGAGGTAGCTATGGGTGACTTTAATAATGAACTAGATAAAATTAATAAAACCGAATTAGCTTCTCCATTAGCTAAGCTAATTAATGATGGTTATGCTCATATGTATAACCAAAACATGCATACATCCGAAAACGAACGTGATGTATGGAATAAAGCAGCTAATACTGTATTGTATAAAGCCAATATAGATTTGAATGGATTACTATCTAAAGAGGATAAAGAGAAACTAAATTCTATAGAGAGTGGTGCTAATAACTATACTCACCCTAAATATATACAATCTAATGCTGGTACGTATATATCTACAGTATCAGATGATTCTGGTCATGTAATCTATGGTAGTAATCCAACGTTCTTAGATTGTACTGTAGAGAATGCAACTAAGCTTAAAGATACAATCTTTGGTGAATTTGTACGTGCATCCAATCAAGTATTCGGTGATAATGTAACAATAAACCCTAATAGTGATGTATATGATGGAACACCTGTTACGTTTAAAAACTTTAATGATTATAGATTAGATAAAGCATTCAATAAATCTATAGCTATATCTACGGATGATGATTCATTATTCGCTCAAGATGGTACATCTAAGTCTATACATTATGGACTAAATAACGATATCGTAATATATAAACGTACTGCATCATCATTAACAAGCTATTCGCTAGTCAATTCAGCCAATACTATAAAACTAGTAAATGGAAAAATACCAACTAGATACATTCAAGATGATGGTGTACCTATTGGGACTATACTATTTTGGTTAGGTTCTAATATCCCTGATGGATATTTGCCTATGAATGGTATGGCTGTACAAAAATCATTAGTACCAGAGCTTATCGAATATGCTAATACTAATGGTCTATTAGAGAACTGGAATAATATGATGGAAAATAAGTACTACAATGCTAAGTTTGTACTAAAAGACGATAAGTTATATATGCCGACTTTTAATAGAGCCATTACTGTATCAGTAAATAATAATAGAACGCTATCTGGTAACGTTGCTGAATGGATTACTAAATATATCCGTGGTACATTCCAAGTTGCATCTGGCGCTATACAGTGGAATCCTGGTCCTAATGAGTTTAATTCCAGGAAAGATACTGGTGAGATTCACGTAAAGACTGATGATGGTAATGATAAATTCCTAATACCAGATCCATCATCAAATTACGGGGAAACATATTTAACCATGTATGATAGTGGTGCTGTAGTATCAGCTGGTGATGATATGGCACCAGCTATGATGACTGTAAATTATATTATCAAAGCATCATCTACAGGACTAAAACTAAATTACGTTAAACAACTAAGCTACGATTACTATAATATAGATAATGGTAACCAAGTTAGATTTAGCGATGTATTAGACCATATCAAGTGTAATAATCATAGACCTATTGTTGATGTGACTATAAGTAATAGAGGTATGGCTTTTAGTAACTCAGCAGAGATTAATGGAGTCTATGATAAATTACGTTATGAACGTTTAAATCCATATAGACAGTTGATTATTCGAGGTTTGGGCAAATCAATCTACTATCCATATAGTGTAGATTTAAACGAAAATAACTTAATTACTATTGCAGAAAACAAGGTTCCTAATAGTACATTTACTATTCAGGTGTCAAAGGCCGATCCATATGATAGAATGGAAAAGTTTGACAGTTTAAAAACTAGACTTGCTAGTTATGGAGTAACGCTAGTAAAAGTATAATTTTTAATCAACCGGAGGGTTAGTGTTTATGAACTATTTAATCAATCAAGTGAAAGCTCACTTGAAGATTATTATTGCTTTTATCGTGATTATCTTAATTTCTTTACTGACTATATTGTATTTTAAGCATGAAGCTAATGTAGAAGCTAATCGTTATAGAGAGATTCTTGATAACGTAACTAAGACTACAGAATACAATAAAGAGTTAGCTAAAGAAAATAAAATAGTAATGGCTGCTATTGATGACTTACGTAATAATAAGCCAGTAAAAGAAACCATTACTAATAATAATACAGACACTATAAGATACATCGAGAAGTCTTCACCAGAAGACCCTGATGTAGTAGTTAATAAAGAAAAAACTGCCAGTATTAGATATAATGGAGAAACTTTCAGTACACCCTTACAATCTTCTGCGGCATCTAGTGTAGCCAAGGAAGATGGTACAGTAGAAATTAAACAAAAAGACGAAGTTGTTATTGACGTAACTGATATAGCTAATAGACAAATTGCTGCTCATGATTTAATGAGAGATAAAGTCGAACAAGAGCTACGTGATGACGTTAAGAAACTTAAACATGAAAACAGAAATTACAAGATAGCTGGTGTAGCTTTAGGTACCGCTGGTATAGGGTATGCAATCTATAAGGCAAAGAAATAGGTCAATTAGGTGAAACATAAAAATAAGTCTTTATTTTTATTAAAGGTGGTGATGAAGTGGACTTTGAAGGTGCTACTGGTGTACTTTCTATGGTTAAAGATATAGGTGCTATAGAATTTATTCTAATCTTGCTAGTGGCATATGTAATCTACTCCAACCATACCAATACCCGAGCAATTCTACAATTATCAAGAAGAGAAGAATCAGCTAAGCCTTCTGATAAGTCAGCACAATCTGAAGAAGCTAGAATGATCAATACTATGATTGATGATATGAATCAGCACCCATATACATTAAATAAACTAAATGAGACATATACCAAGACAAATACACTAATCAAACACAGACTCAAAGAGACTGCTGATACACTTGGAGCTGAACGTATTTGTGTGTATATGTTTCATAATGGTGAGCATTCTGTTAATAATATACCTTTCTTAAAGACTACTTGTATTTGTGAATATATAGATAGACATAAAGGGGCAACCAGTCTACTTATGACTCACAAAGGTGTACCTATTAACTTAGCTAGTGACTTATTTAAGCGTATCAATAATCATCAGATTACAGTATTGTATCCTGATGATGAAAACGTTATTGATAGAGTCATGGCAAACTTCTTCTATAGAGAGAATGATAATAGAACTACGATAGTGGTTACTATATATGACTCCTCTAACCAACTGGATGAAAAACCAGTTGGTTTTCTAAGTGCAGATTTTGAATTTGACCATAGGTTAAAAAGTGAAGAACTTAAAGACTACTTCACTGAACTTGAAGAGCTAGCAGACTACTTATCAGTATCTGTATTAATTAGCTATCTTTTCTTTCAAGCTAAAAAGGAAAAAGAATAAGGAGGAAGTTCTTTCATGTCTAAACCCCAATTACTTAATAGACTGAAAAACAAAACTGATTTAGTTACCTCTGGTAATCTGTTACAGTATTCTGATACTACAGGTAGATTAGTAGAAGATACTGGTTTAAATGCCCAGCAGATTAAAGCAGCAACGCTAAACAATGCCAATATCGTTAGTCACTTAGCTAATGATGGTATCCATGTAACTAAAGAAGAAAAGAAGTTTATTACACAAGATCATACAGATCTTAATAACCACTTAGTAGACGCATCCTCACATATTAGCCCTACTGATAGGGCTAATTGGGATGCCAAAGAAACCCCTGAAGGTGCACAAGCTAAAGTTAATATGGCAGCTGCATCTTTTAATAGACATATGGCTACCAAATCTATTCACGTTTCTAATAGTGATAGATTGTCTTGGGATGATAAATATACTAAAGCTGAGATTGATAATAAGTTTGTACAGCTAGAATCTAATAATACTTGGAAAGAAGCTGTAGATACTTTTAGTGAGATTGATATTATGTATCCTTCTCCTCAGCGTGGTTGGACTGTATCTGTAAATGATACTAATATTACATTCCGTTATGATGGTGATAGCTGGATTCCTATCTCTAGTAATGCTGTACCTATGGCTACAGCTGCAGTAGATGGTCTTATGTCTAAAGAAGATAAAGCTAAATTGGATACAGTAGAAATGGGTGCTAATAACTATGTGCATCCTAATAACCCATCTACACGACACGTATCTGATAAAGAGAAAGCATTCTGGTCAGCTAAGGCTGAAGACCGTAATGCTACTTATCAATATGCAGGTCTTATGTCTAAAGAAGATAAATATAAATTAGACAATATTGAAACAGGTGCAACTAACTTTAGTATGCCTAGTAAGTTAGACCCAACTATCATTGAAACTGATAATGATCATTTATTCGTTACATTGGAAGAAAAGACTAATTGGTCTAATAAAGCAAGCAATAACTTAGTTACACCAAACGTAAATGGTATTATGTCTAAAGAAGATAAGATTAAACTTAACTCTGTAGATATGAATGCCAACTATTACATTCATCCACAAACCCATGACCCTTCTATTATCTTAGAAGATGCTAGTCATAGATTTGTAACTGATGAACAAATCTTAGCATGGAATAATAAATTAGATGGCTCTTTAGCTACAGCCACTTCTAATGGTGGTATGTCTAAAGAAGATAAAGCTAAATTAGATTCCATCGAAGAGGGAGCTAATAAATATAAGCTCCCAGCACAATTACCACCAACTATCATTGCTCAAGATCCTAATAATAGATTCTTTACTGACCAAGAAAGACAATCTCTTGCTGATAAGAAAGATTCTAAAGCAATTCTATTAGGTACAGCAGAGTTCAATGGTAGAACTGGTACTATTATCCCACATAGTTTTGAGAATACTTCTTTCTCTGTAGCTATTACTCCAACAGCAAACCCTAATGGTTTGATTGGTGAAGTATGGGTTAAGAAAACCAATACAGCATGTATCGTATACTGCTCTGGTGCAGGGGATGCTAAAATCCCATTCGATTATATGCTGATTTATTATAACTAATCAACAAAATAATATAGACTTGGGATGAACACGGATCCTAAGAATATCTCTTTTTACTACAATATTACTAAAACTTTTTTGATACCCATATAGGCATTGCCTATATGGGTTATCTACTGTCTCAATACAATGAAATATAATTTTGGATATATATTATAACTGTGTAGTAATTATAGTAAATTTGTTTTATAGTTAAGGAGGAACAATTACTATGGAAAAGCAAAAATTTAATTTAAGAGAACTAATTGGTCAATTCAGAACATTTGACTTTGCGTCTTATGATTTGAATTGCAGTTCCAAAAGAACAGCTGTTTACTCAGCTAAGAAAGGTAACACACTTGTTACTGTATGGACTAATGAGTATGAAACTGAAGATGGTTTCATTACACCATTAATCAAAGTTAAAGAAAAAGAGAAAGTAGATGTAACTACAGAAGTCTATAAGAGTACTACATTAGAAGACATCTTAGCTGCAGCTAATACTGGTGAATTTTGCATCAGTCAAGACACAGACCACAAGACGCTATTAAAAGTATCTTGCCGTGCATCTGCTAAAGTATTGGCAACGAACTCCAAAGGTAAACCTATGTTTAGATATACAGTTACTTTTGATACATTCGTTCCAGTTAATGGGTACTTTAACCCTAAAATCATCATTAGTAAAATTAAACCACGTGGACCAGTCTTCTTTAACTGGAAACATGATGACTTCTCTGATAAAATCACATTAGAGAATGCTGGTTTTGCATTTGTAGATGAAGCAGTCAATGCGTTATTAGAATCCGAGGAATGGTAATATGACAGTCAGTATAAAAGATAATAAAGCATTTGTTAGACGTATAGCCGCATCTATAATACCACAAAAATTGGTAACTAGAAAAGAATCAGTGTATGTAGGTGATGATGCACTAGTAGTTAACTCATCAATATATATTAATAACAGCACGACTTCTGAATACAGTTCAACTGGTCCAAATATTATTTTGTCTAGTATGATGATAAGACCATTCGAATTATTAGAAATGAATGGTATTGCTGTAGATGATATTACATCATCTAAAATTCGTATCTATGATGATAAAAAATATGTGATTGTTGATGGACATAACACATCATCTTTTATAGTAGATGATGAATATACAGATACTTTGTTATTTAGTGATTCATATAACGAGTTTATTAATATGATCCAGATTAAAAATAAAAAAGTCGGATCTATTATAAATACTCTATGTAGCCGTAAGTTACACCATTCTATTGAATATGAAGTAAATAGTAAACTGTATTCTGCTACATTGAAATCAAAAGTCAAAATGGCTAAAGACTTAGACACCTATTCTATGTATATAGAAGATTCTACTAATGTATATACACATACTTCGGCTAAAGATATTATAGATGAATTATTAGCTTTACCGTATGAGTTTCATGGTACATGTATAAACTATAGCGCTATAGATCATACTAGAAGCTATGGTAAATTCGTAATTGATAAAATGCGATCTGAAGCTGAAGCCAATCAAATAATATCATACGTAAATAATAATACAAGCAATATTGCTAGACGTCTTATTTAACCAGGAGGGTTACCATGTTTGATTTCAAAGAGAAATTGAGTGAAGTTAAAACTATGATTGTCAATAGTGTGAATATAGAATTCGCACCAGACATCAAAACTGTAAACTATCTTTATATCAATAAAGAGAATATGTCTGTTGAAGTCAGAGTAAAAGAATCTTGTCGAGAAGACTTAATGGATTACTACGACAAGGCAGAATATGAGTTTATAAATAGAGATGACTTGGCTGAAGACTATGTTAAAGGTCTAGGAGTAAATATCTTAGACGTAGTAGACACATCTAAACATGTGATTGCTATGTGTAAAGATGAAACAACCACACTACGTGATGCCTTGGATAATCTTTCCGCAGGGACTTTAGATATCGTATATGATAGAGAAAATAAAGTCATTAAGTTTGGTCTTAGTCACTTTAGTTGTATCACTGAAGCCATTGGTGACTATGGTGCTCAAATCAATGTAGACTTACACTATAAGCTACAAGTATTTAGTGACCTAACTAATACTGATATCTTCAGTAAGTTAGAAAACTATGGTGGTGATACAGCTTTTACTGTAATGCCATATAATGATGACGGTAATATCACATACAGATTTACTGTATATGATGTAGAAGATACTTTCGATATCATTAACGATATCGTGAATTCACTTATTTAAGGAGAGACATATGTCCAGAAAAAGTAAGAATATTAATAAGATGCAGTCTATAGAAGAGATTGCTAATATTGAGTCTCCTAAAGAGGAGGAAACTACTGTAGCAGAATCTACAGAAGAAGAAACTGTAGAAGAAGCTACTACACAAACACCATCATTAGGAGAGCTTATTAACGAAGAACCACGTGAAGTATTGACTTTCGACAATCTTTCAAAGTATAATGATAAGTTTCTTCGTGATAAGATGATTGACTTATTAGATGCAACTAATGAAGTTGATTTCCGAATCAATGACAATAATATACCTAATAAGTATTATATCACTAAAGGTAATGCTAGAGTATGCCTCTTCTCTAAAGATATAGAAGTGACTTCATTAAGTGATACTAGAAAAGCTATTCTTGATGCTTTATCTAAAGTAGGTCATGATGATAAGTTGCTTGGTATTACTGTAGATACAGATCTTAGTTATAAATACTATGAAGATGAATCTATGAAACCAGCATTAAACATTTCACGTTCTATTAGTCTTGTAGATACAGACAATAAGTTCATAACTATTGTATCTCAATACGTTATTGAGACAGAACCTGCAGTAGCTGATATGTTTAAAGCATTATGTCGTGAACTATCTCAACGTAAGTTGAATGGTAAAGTTGTGGCAATTAACTATGCTAAAGATATTGGCTTAGTTGTATTACATGATAAGTATATCGGTATTGAAGAAGTTATTAATACTTTGGATGATATGTATCGAGGCTAATATGAAATCTGTGTTACATTTTGAGTTAGAGGGTGAGTTAGTCACCCTCACTCGATATGATGATTTCGGGAATACTATTGGTATAGAAGAAGCAATGTATCCCGATATCTGTATGGAAGAAGAGCTTATCTGTTGTATGATGGAGATATTCGATACTGTAGTTAAAGGATATAATAGTGAGATAGTAAAGCTGACTACGATATATGATGATAAATTCATCAATGTAGAAATCAATACTAGGAATGACACTATTACGTTTGATAACTACTATGACGAATATCAAATGGCTGATATAATGGATACAATCATAGAGTCTAATATGACTATGGATAATTTTAGATTTCTTCGAGGTGAAATGATATGACAGATAGAGAAACATATGATGGTATATACAAGACCGTAGCAGATATAGTATTCGAGAAAGGATTGGCTAGAACACAATCCACTTCAGTATACTTAGATGGTAATGGTCATGTAGGTATCACATATTCCACAGGAGCTATGCATATTACAGATAAAGAATATTGCTTAGGTTCTAATATGGAAATTAATGTATTTGATACTGATCTTAATAAAGATACAGTAGAATCATTAAAAGATATGCTATTGATTTTACATTCAGATACATATGAAAGATATGGTGATGTAGAAGTCAAAACTAATACACTATGTGCATTGCCCGATACTATTGAGTTTGATGAAATATATGAAACCAATAACCACTATGCACCAACAGCATATCTATTTTATGACGATATAAAAATCTATAGTATAGATTTATCTGGATTCGTAACACCAGAAGATATCCTCAAGATTAAAGATAGTCTAATTGACTATTTCAAAGGTTTTGAATACGAGTTCTATTAAAATTTACTAACATATTTGTATCTTAATCATATACAAATAGGAGTAAATAGAATGACAGATATTTTTATAATAAGTTTATCGTCTATAGCCTTAGTATCCCTACTGGTATATGCTAGTATTCACTTTGACTGTAGATATAAACATGATTTTTACGAATCTATATATAGGAAATAAGTAAAATCCAGGTATAGGAAATTCCTATACCTGGTATATTTTTTAGGAGGTTTACCATGTTGGACACAGATACATTATTACATGGATATGGTATTGAAAAGTTTAGTGAAAAGCTTAAAAACTTAATAAATTCTGAAGTTGGTTGCTATGCCAAGAAACAAGTTTTTATTAATGAACGTCGTGATGACTTTAATCCAGAAGTATCACTCACTAGAGCCGTTCTTTCAGATAAAACTGAAGATGATGAAGAATATAGTGTATCAATAACAGTACGTAGAAGTGCAAAACATTTCTGCCCCAAATTGGACACTATTAATGCATTTCGTGTATTATACGAAACTGATTGGGCTGAAGATGATAAAAAACCCTTTGATAAAGAATGTAAATTTAGTATAGCTTTATCATATAATCATGATATTAAAACTCTTACATATACTCAATTATATAGCAAATACAAAGGCAAACTTTTAGATCATACTGTATGCTTTAGTGTAACTGAGCATTTGGATTCAGATGCTAATGATTATATAAGTCATTTGTTTAATTTAGCTAGGAAGTATGATGGTATACACAATACTAAATATAAAGTTTTATATACTGATTTAGATACTATTCATATCTTATCACCATTGATTAAATATGGTATGTCTGAAACATTAGAATTTCTATATGACACTATAGTTTTAAATAACTAGTAACAAGAAATCCCAGTATAGTCATTGACTATACTGGGTATTATTTTTTATAGTAAAAGTTAATATTTACGATTGTATACTATAATTGTGTATGGTAGATACAGCCGCCTACAGTAGCTGTATCTAAGTTTACCCATACACTTGTAGACTACAAGTCTACTTGCCGAAAGGAGGTGACTCCTATGGCAAACCCAGGTTGCGTAGGAAACTACGCTAACCAATTAGCGGAGCGTTCAGCCAATGTTGGTTGGATGATCTGCTATTGCCAAGATATAATCTATGATTATGTCTATGGTAATAACGGTGTAAGTTTAGCCGAAGCTAAAAAAGCTGAAGCTTACTTGCTCCAACACGGTATTAGTCTTACTATTGATTTAGATAAGATCTAATACTGATTAATAATACATGGGTGGGTCACACCACCTGCCCATGTATTATTTTTTGTGTTATATATGTATTATTTTAAACCAAACGCTTCCATAGGATCCATTTCCACCATTCTTACTTGGCTATCATGGAATGCTTTCATGGCAACGTTCTTAAGTTTAGATGCTATTTGTGGAGCGGCTGCACCAATATTCTTTACCCCTAGACGATAGAAGATATTGCCAGCACATGCATTACAAACACCATTCTCTGCTTCACATAAAGAAGCAAATCTGAACTGTACTGTTTTACCAATATACTGATTCATATTCTCAGAAGTTAACTCTACTAGTTTATTTCCTTCTTTCATGAAACAGTAGATGTATTCTTTTATATTGTCTTTATTTAGAGTGATTGTAATAGTACGTTTAGTGCCACAGTCACTACCCTTATCTAATGTCTGAATGTGTTGACATGCAGGCAATAATAGTTTTTCCCAATAACCACCAACTTCTGTACGGCTAGCACGAGAGTAAGGACCTTCGGCTAGAGAGTTAGCAAAGTCAGCATAGTCTTCTTTAGATATACCTGTCATATAGTTAGACATGATGATATTATAACCCTTAGTTGGATCTGGATTTTTAGTAATACCACGAACAACAAACATGTTTTTGAAATGGTTACTCATATTAGACTTAGCACCACTATTATAAGTATCCATAGCTGGATCATCTTTAAGAATCTCTTCAGCTAAGTCTAATAGTTCTTCTTGAATCTTCAATACTATCTTAGGGTCTTTAGCATCTAATTCTTTACGGTATTTCTTAATAAGTTCTTCTTTAGCCTTATTGATCTTTGTAGTGATAGTCAATAGTTTCATACTATAACTAGTAGACAATATATTTACATAAGGCATGAACTTTTGGCCCTTCATAACAAAGTCTTGCATAACTTTAAGAGTCTTTCTATTCTCTAGAATAGCATATGAGATCTCTTGCATAATATTACCAACCATCTTCTTAGTAATTGGTTTATTGATATACCCAAACATATCAAACAAGTCTTTCTCAATGAATACTCTATTGAATACCCATAACCCTACAGTAGTAACAAAAGCGTTCTTATTCTTTTTTCCTTCTGGACCATATGAACCAGCTGGAATAGTAACCAAATCATATGTATTGAATCTACGTTTACCATTAAATTCACCAAACATGCCAATTACTGTAGAAGTCTTAGCACCCATATCTTGATCTATAGATAAGATATAATCTATATCTTTAGCATTAGTAATTCTATTAGATGTACGTTTCATATCGTTATTACCTCCTTACGGTTTACTATTATGTAAAGTCAATACTTTATGTCACCAAAAACATCTATGTAATTCTAACTATTCTACCCCAAAATGGGGTTTTTACGGAGGAGAAATAAATGGACTCTAATTTTAATAAAGAAAATAAAGTCTCCTATCAAGAGCTGGCCCCTAGTCTACAGGCGATGCTTGATGGTAAGGCTAGTGTTACAGTTCTTAATAATCATATTAATGATAATGCACGTCATATCACAAATGATGAACGTGCTAAATGGAATGCTACATTGCAAGATGCTAATACATGGGCTAAGAACTATGTAAATGGTCTTTTAGGTGACTTCGGTGGTCAAGGTGTAACTTTGATGGATGTAGTCAAATCTAAATTAGATAAGACTGAATTCGAAAACTTTAAACGTACATTAGCCCGTATTGCTTTTACTGGTTCTTATAATGATCTTATTGATAAGCCATCTGGTATCTCTTTCTCTGATACTGCAAATAAAGCTTTGAATGCTGACCGTGCAACTTTAGCAGATAGAGCTACTGTAGCTGACCGTGCAACTAATGCTGACTTAGCAGAAAATGCTAAACGTGTTGGTGGTATTCGTGTAACTATTGATGGTACTGCTCCAGCTAACCCTGAAAATAATAAAGAAATCTGGTTCAATACCACAAACTTGACAGTTTACTTCTACGTAAATAATCAATGGAGAATGACTCGTTGCGCTGTTGCATAAGTCCTTTAGAGGAGACTTTCTACAATCTAACTAACGTGCAACTAATGATGTCAACAGGGTGTAATCTTAGTTGCAGGTACTGCTATCAGGATGATAAGAAGAATAAGAATATGTCTAAAGAAGTTATGGAATCTTTTATAGATTTCTTATGTGATACTAATCCTGATGTCCCAGTTTTAATAGACTTCTTTGGTGGTGAACCATTAGTAAATTGGCCGATAATGAAATATGGTTTAGACTTAATGGATGATTTAGGTTTAACTGAAAAGAAACTATATTTTATGGTATCCACTAATGGTACACTTATTACTGATGAGGTAGCTGAATACTTTAGAAAGTATAATATCCATATCAATATATCTATAGATGGTACACCAGAGAAACACAATTACGAACGTAATAATTCTTACGATAAAACTATAGAGGGGTTACATAAGTTATATGATCATGGTCTTTGTAGAGACATTACTGCTAGACTTACATTCCCAAACAATTATTTTGGTAGTATAGAAGAGCATGTAAGAAGTGTATTAAACTTAGGTATCCCTGAAGTTACATTTGCAGCTGTCTTAGCTGGTGGTATAACTGATGAAGAGTTATCCACTTATGAGGAATCTATGTATAGAACTGCTATACTTATTCTTAAGTATGTAGAATATGGTTTAGCTGTTATTCCTAAGTATATGAGAAACTTCATAATGATGGAACACATAAATCAAGATTTTAAACCTAGACAACCATGTCATTTTAAAACCAATAGAGGTATTGTAGTAGATACTGATGGTGTATTATTCGGATGCTCTATTGTCCCAAATTCAGATTTTAAAGAATACTCTTCTAAAGTATATTCAGATACTGTAGTTGGTAATGTCAAATACGGTATAGCTTATAATCGGAATATTGGAGACAAATACCCTTGTACTACAGCAAATGCTAAAAATGATTGTATCAATTGTGAAGCCAAGAGTATGTGTTTACCATGTGCTATGGAAAATATGCTATCATCAACAAGAGACTATCATTTAGTAGCTGATGATAAATGTAAATTGATTAAAGCTAGGTACCGTGTTGCATTACGTATTCATAATTGGATACTACGTAATAAGTTCGGAAGTGTTGCGATGTCTAGACTAAAAGAAAATCATCTTCTTGGGAAAGATAAGTATAGTATAAGTTCATTAATAATATAGAGTCAGTAACTTTAAGGGGAATTTTAGGAAAGAAATGTTTTTAGAGTTTAAAGAAATAGGGAATGATGTAAGAGAAGTAGTATTCTATCTTACTAATGATAATAATATTGATTGTGACTATCTACCACCTAAAGGTAGACAATATATGTCTACTAGAGTGATAGATGCTATGATAGAGAAGATTACTAAAATCTTTAAAGATTATAGACGTGTATATACCATCACATTCAAAGGTGGAGAACCTTTGATGTGTTGGGATAAAATAGTTTATATTATAGATAAGCTAAAAGCTAATAATGTAATATGTAGATACAAACTATATACGAATTTGACTTTGATGACATTAGCTAAAGCTAAAGTTATTAAAGCTAATGCTATAGATGTAGTAGGTTATCTTGATGGTGAAGTAGAGCATAATAGTAAACATCGTACTGGGTATAAAGAAGCTATACGTGGACTAACCTGTTTACGTGAACTTAATATACTTAAGACACATGTAACTATCCATATGACATTGATGGAAGATACTATTAAATACTTTGAAGATAACTTTGATTTTATTAGTAAGCTTGGTGTAAAGAGCATATTATTTGAACCAGCAGAGTCTATAGATATAACTGGTAAATTTAAGACATCTCTAAAGAAAGCTACTAAGTATGCTTATGAGCAATACTTCAAGTTTACTAAGAATAGATTTGATGCATTATATCTTATATCATATTTAGATTACATAGTACCAGATTATAAGGATACATCTGCTGATAGTAACTTCTTTACATCAGGGCAACTATATGTATCACCATATGGTAAGTTATATGCTAATAGATTGGCATTGGTTAATGGTATTAGATACATTGGTAATGTATATAGTAACCAATTAGTATTTCCTGATACTATTGATATCCATAGCCACCCAAAATGTCGTGGATGTGTAGCTAAGAATGTATGTCAATCCTGTAGTGATATAGCTACATTCGATTCTAAATATCCGCATCAAAATATATGTCAACTAAATAGAGCTATTGCTGAAGTCGCAAGAGAGTTTATGGAAGACTGGAAATATAATACTGCTGGAATCTACAATAAGAAGATTAAAAAGAATATTGTAGAGTCTACTAGTATTATGAATAGTCTTTACAATAAGCTCAAGAGAACCTATACTATTACTGACGGAAATAGGCCAACCGTTAAGTCTTTTATGACCGCATATGGTAGAGATTATATTTGTGAACGCAAAGAGCCTCCTGAAAAGTTGAGAAAACTATATGAAAGATTTAGAATGATTCTCGGAGGAAACAATGGAAAACTTTACAACAGTGTACAGCAAACCGCAAGCTGTAACAATGCTACTGACTAATGATTGTAACTTAGCATGTAGCTACTGCTTTGAATCTAATAAGGGTAAAGACTATATGTCAAAAGAAATGGCATTAGATATTCTTAAAGCCACATATAACCCAGTAGACCCAATGGCTGGTATATTCACTTTAAACATGTTTGGTGGAGAACCATTAATGAATTGGGATACGTTTAAAGCTGTATGTGATTATGTCTTAGAGAATAATCTTAAGATTCGTATTACTGCAACAACTAATCTGACTTTACTTACTGATGAAATGATTGACTATATAGATGAGTTATCTATCCCTGTATTAGTATCTGTGGATGGTATCAAAGAAGTTCATGATAAGCATAGATGTAATAGTTTCGATAAAGTTATCGAGAATATGAAAAAGCTTATCGATAGAGACTTAGGATATCTTATTGAAGCACGTATGACAGTTGCTCCAGATACAGCTAAGTATATGTATGAATCAGTTAAGATGCTAGTTGACTTAGGTATTAATAATATTGCTAATGTACCAGCATCTGACTTAGAATGGGATGCTCAATCTATCCAAGATTATAAAGATAATTACGAGAAGATTCTTGATATGTATATCGATATCTTGAATGATGAAACCAATAAACGTAATATCTCTCTATATAAAGTAGACCAAGCATTAAACTTAGCATTAGAACCTATCAAAGAAGATACTTCTATGTGTAATATTGGTAATCCTAGATGGGTTATTGTAGACTGGAAAGGTGATATTTGGCCTTGTCCAGATTATCCGACTACAGATAATGTAGATTTGATTGCTGGTAAGATAGGCAACTTCTATACTGGTGTAGATGAAACTAAAGTTGACCCTAAACCTATGGTTGCCACATATGAACTAGAACGCTGCAAAGGATGCGAAGCCATCTCTATTTGTAAGTCTGGTTGCCCTTACGAGAATTACACTAAGAATGGTAAGTTTAATGAACCAACTATTGGTTATTGTACTTTACAGAAAGCTTTTGTAGAAATTATTAAAGCTTATCAAGATAAGTTACTTGAAGCAACTAATATCCGTTCTAGACAACTAAATGTCTTAATTGAAAACCTCAAAGTCAAGAAGTATTATGATGAGAAAGTTAAGACTATTAGTATTACTGATAGAGAATTTGGTGTAAGATTAAATCATTTCGTTGAGAAGTATGAGAATCTAAATAATAAGGGTAATGTATTACCTAGTTTTGATACATATTTTAAACATGAACTGATGACTGTGAATGCTATTATTGCAGCATTGGTTGGTAAAAAAGTTGAGTTTGTGGAGGATTAATTTTACATGCCAACACAAGTAAAAAGAGGGAATACTGTTGAATACAGTATTCCCGATAAAATAGACAGAACCAAAGATAATATAGTAGCTAAAGCACCATTAGTTGCTATAGCTAGTGCTATTGCTGTCAATCTTAAAGAAGCTAAAGCATTAGAACGTGTACGATCTGGTTTTGGTTCTCCGGAGAATCGTATACGACGTGTAGTTGATGCTGGTGATGAAGTACAACGATTTAGTGATAGTATCGTTATAGATGAATCACTTAAAGCATCTAGTATGAATATGCTATTAGGTATGGCATCTGAATTGATAAACAGTACAGTTGGTATTAGTGAATCAATGGAAGGCTATACTGTAGTTAAATATACCACACCTGGTAGATTTACTTGGAATGCTCCTAGGGGGACTAAGACAGTATTACTAGGTTTATGTGGTGGTGGTGGTTCCATGGGTGCTAGTGGTGAATCTACAAGTTTTAATGAAGCCATTGTTAACGGTGGTAATAATATCTTTATTGATAACTTGCTAGCTGGTGTAACTGGTTATCAAGTATCTTTATTTGAAAGCAGATTTGGCTACTACGGTAGACCAGAATCTTCTACAGATTGGTATACTAATCGTTCTGGTATGCACTGGGGTAGACAGAACTCAGGATTGCCTGGTGATTTTATGACCACAGTTTTAAACGTTAAAGGTGGTTCTGCTCAATCTATTGTAGTCGGTGGTCCTGGTGCACCAAGATGGTATGGTGATGCTAATAGAAAATCTACTCAAGGGTTTGTATATTTAGCATATAAAACAGATGGTGATGATGAACCATATGGTTTAGATAAAGTCTATACTGTCCCTGGTACTTATGAATATACTGTACCTGCAGGTGTACGTAAAATATCCGTAGTCTTAATTGGTGGCGGTGCATTTACTATTAGCGGCACTGTCGAAAATAAAGTCGAAATTTATGAATATATGGGCCGTTATATCAAACAAGGAGATTTTAGAAATTTCCCAGCTCAAAGCTATAAGCATCTAGATAGAGTTCTAGATGAAATAAGATATACTGGTCCATTTACTAGATATGATAATCCACGTCAAGGTAGTTGGCCACAAACTAGATATAGAGCACCACACAATTATCAAATAGTAGGTTATATTCCATCACACTTACCTGGTGCTAATGGAGAGCCATCTAGATTTGGTGATATCGTAGCTAATGGTGGCAATAGAGATAATATCTCATACACTACAGATACTGGTTGGAATCTTAATTTTGATGCACAAACAGGACCAACAGGACGTGGTATGTTTAAAGATAGCATTAACCAAAAAGTTGGTGGTCCAGGTGAATATAAACGTGTAGTATTAGACGTATATCCTGGGCAAAAGTTTAATGTCCATGTAGGACGTGGTGCAAAATACGAATCTGATGGTTCTTTTAAAGCTAGTGATGGTGCTGTTGGTATAATGAACGGCGACTATCGTGAAACGTCTAGTGGTTTATTTAGAGCTATGGCTCCTGGTGACCTATATACTGGTGCGACATTGAATCTTATGATTAGTAACTTACATGTTTTAAATAAAGCATTCAATGATTTAGAAAATAAGTATTGGGAAAATGACTTATGTAAGACATCTTGTCAAGTATCTTGCCAGGCTTCTTGTCAAATTGCATGTCAAAACTGTCAGTATGATACTTGCCACAATCAAAATTGTGGGGGGTGGTCGTAATGAAGATATTTATGACAGATGAGCTATATGACTATATTAAAACTCGCCCAGATTTTAATGAATTCCAAACAGCTTATGATAAACTTACTTATGGTGAAACTATTAGAGAAGAACTAGAAGCACAGTATAATTCTATGACTACAGGAGAATTAGCTGAATATCTTAATAAAGTCAAATCTGAAGTAGCAGATAGACCAGATTTAGTTAGATATATAAACTATACATCTGATATATCAGTACAGACTCTAATGACTATAGTTAATGATATCAGTCTACCTAAGAAAGATAAGATGTATGCATTACTAAGACTATTCACTTATAGCTATGCTGATGGTATTCATTTTGAATATGTAGTTGATTTTGTCACTATGTATAATGCTATGAGTGCTGAAGAGTTGGCTACATTACCTAGCTATATTCATGTAAACTATATTGAATTGAATGGTTATTATCTGTATAAGACTATGCAAGATAACCATGAGACTTTCGATACAACTGCTTATGATAAACTAGTAGAGCATTATAAAACAGTCAAAGAGAAAGTTAAACCATATTATAGTGATGCTGATGTAATAGACAATATATGGCTTGAAGTCCAAGCTTACTTTATTAGATTATTGCATAACGATTTGACTAATACTGCTATAGATATCATATTAGAACGTATTAACTTAGACCATGAAAAGCTAACCAATAAATACAAATATGTATCTTTAGGTGTCATGTGGCTATATGAAATGTATATGGAAACTAGTTTTAATGCTAGTAACTATCATGGGTTTATCTTATGGGCATTTAAACTATTTAGATATATAGATAGTGCATTAGCTGATCATGATAACTTATTTGACGGTTTAAGATTCTATGATAAAGTTAATATTATAGCATTTGCTATTATAGTTAGACGTCTTCTTAATATTAAAGAAGTCTTCGTTTCAATAGTTCAATTACGTTTATTTAACTTAGACTTTACTGATGAATTATTCTTAGCTGGTGAGGGTGTAACTAATGTAAATCTTACATCTAAACCATCTAGAGATGCTATGCTGTCTTTTAAGAATTACGTAGACGTATGGTTCAATAATAATAAGCCTAAGTTAATTCAACTTAGAGATGACTCAGCAACTATGGAAGACTTCCGTGCTATTATTCGTGATTACTTACATTCAGTCTAGGAGGTGATAGTTAATTATGGCAGATATAGAATTTAATATGAATAACCGCTATAGATGGACTATCCCTGATATTCCATATGTAGTGAAGAAAGATAATAAAACAACAACTGAGATACCTAATAATGTAGATATAGCTTTTGATAGACACTTTGTAGATACTACAGTACGTGGTCTAGTAGAGTCATATCAGACTTGTGTAGCTATATATGCTGAAATGAAACAGTTGTCATACAACCCAACTGTAGATGCTAAGGGTAGAAACTATTGGGAATCCAGTACACCAAAATATCAACAAAATCAAGAAGCTAATATAGATACAGACCACTCTAATAAGATGAATTTTAATAATCCATCTTCTGGAGATCATTTACATCCATCTCGTATTGTAGATCTAAATAATCTATTATCTTCTAGTACACAAGTGGAAAGTAATACATTAGAGAATATATTAGACTTCTATGGTGTATATCATCCAAGTATTGGTGGTGGGTCTACTAATATAACTGAACGTATTGTTTTAAGTAATGATAATGCAGAGCCGCCTAAGATGGAACTTGTAGATGCATTTAGAGATGCTAATGGTAATACTAAGTTCCCTGCTAGAACTGATGGTCAAAGTTATAATCAACCAATCAAGTTAGAATGGTTTGCTAGACTAAGAGAAAACCTAATTAATACATCTAACTTCTTCATTAAGAATAATGGTAAGTTTTATGATGTAAATGGATATTGTGTTGTAGGTTGCCAAGTTAACTGTCAGTCTACATGTCAGTTGACTTGTCAACATAGACAATTAGGTGATGATTTCTTGAATAAAACATTCTTAGAGTGGAACGAAGATTTACAAACCATTTATAAACTTGGTTGGCAAACATATGACCATCCAGACCATGACCATAATGTGTATATCTTCTTCTATGACCCATGGGGTAGACGTTGGATGTATCGTAATACTAGATATTATGGAGATGGCTACTATCTATTACCAGATCAAAATGATATATACTCTATACGTCCTACACATCATGCGGATGATAACATGAATCTAGAGTGGTATCCTGGTGCACCATATGATAACCCTAAACAATATCATTGGGAGATGGTACGTAATATACATACAGGGAAAAATGACTTGGTTAATAAACTAGATCCACATTGGAATGATGCTGGTAATTACTATGTATCAGATGGTTATTGCCATAGCTGTGATAATAGATAAGAGGTGATAGTTAATTATGGCAGATATAGAATTTAATATGAACGATCGCTATAAATGGACTATCCCTGATATTCCATATATAGTAAAGAAAGATAATAAAATCACAACAGAGATTCCATCTGATGTAGATATAGCTTTTGATAGACACTTTGTAGATACTACTGTACGTGGTCTAGTAGAATCTTATCAAACTTGTGTAGCTATATATGCTGAGATGTCTCAATTAGTATATAATCCACAAACTAACCGTCAAGGTAATAACTACTGGGATGGTAATAATAGATTTAGACAAAACCAAGAAAATAATATAGACCTAGATCATGCTAATAAGATGAACTTTACTAATCCACATAAAGAACCATATAGTTCAGGTACACGTATAGCAAATCTAAATTCTATACTTAATGATCCAGATGGGGTTAGAGAAGATAACCTAGAATCTATATTAGATTATTATAGAACGTATAATTCTGATACTAATGGTGGTATATCTGTAGACTTGTCTATGAATATATTAAATAATGGATTAAAAGCAGAAACACCAGCATATATACAAGTAGATGCATTTAGAGATGCTAATAGCAATACTAAATTCCCTGCTAGAACTGATGGTCAAAGCTATAATCAGCCAATCAAATTAGAATGGTTTGCTAGACTACGTGAGAACTTAATTAATACATCTAATTTCTTTATTAAGAATAATGGTAAGTTTTATGATAATGGTGGCTTCTGTGTTATAGGCTGTCAGGTAAACTGTCAGTCCACATGTCAATTGACTTGCCAACATAGACAATTAGGTGATGATTTCTTAAATTATACTAAACTCGAACGTTATGAACATGCTGAGATTATTAAGAAATTAGGATGGCCTGATTTCCGTGGTCGTAATGGTAACGAAAGCATCAACTATTATGACCCATGGGGCCGTATTTGGCGTTGGTATGTATTCGCTCAACAAGGTTATGGTGCATTCTATCTAGGTAAAGAACCACATGACAACTATTGGTATTTTGAAAAAAATATTGGTTGGTATCCTGGTGCACCATTTGATAGACCTGATGGTGTAAACCCAGATGGTAGTATACCAGAGCCTAAATACCACTACGCTGATTGTAGTGGCTGTGAGAATAAATAATGAATAATGATTATAAAGAAATATACCTGATGCTTACTGAGGCTTGTCCTAATAGATGTGAGTATTGTTATATTAAGGGTAGAGATAACCCTAAGAGTATGACATTTGAACAGATTGAAGAAATAATACGTGTAGAAAAGCCTACACGTATTATATTCTTTGGTGGTGAACCATTACTCAAGATAGATCTAATAGAGCAAGTATTAGAGAAGTATTATGGTAAGATTAAATTCCAAGTAGTCACATCTACTGTAGTTAATTTTAAAGAGTTTATTGAATTAGATAAGAAGTATCCATTTAGTGAGATACAGTTATCATGGGATGGTTTCTCTGATAAGAACCGTGTTGATACTTGTGGTAATTCTATATCTAAGACAGTATATGATAATATCCAATATGCTATATCTCAAGGAACTAAGTTTGATGTAAAGTGTGTTATTGGTAATGAGAATATACAAATCTTTGATGAGATACATGAGACTTTCGTAGAATGGAAGAAGAAGTATAATGTCAATGGTGAGTTTGTATTAGCTCATAGACCATATTATGCACCAGAATATCTAGAACTATTCAAAGAGAAGTATAAGAAGACATTTACATTAGAGAGAATGTATATGGAACACATGAATCGTATTATAGCTATCTTACAAGATGATGATAACTTTGGTTCATGTGATGTCGGTAAGTACAAGGTTATTACACCATATGGTGAAGAATCTTACTGTACTGCATTATCTCAAGAAGAGACTGAGTTTGATAAGGATATCTTACAAGCACCATGTACATCTCCAGACTGTAAGGAATGTAAATACAAATGTATTTGTGATGGTGGGTGTAGATATGAACGCTATGCTCAGTTTGGAGATAAGTGGAGAGAAAACCACTTAGATGCTACATGTCAAATGTCTGAGATCATATACACTACCATTAGAGAATGGATAGACTCTTTAGATGATGATGACTATGAAAAACTATTAGCTTACGTTAGAAGCTATAAAGATCATTTAGAACGATACCATCAGGAGGTTACTCACGAATGATTGACTTTTTACCTGAGCGTATATATAACGCTATTAAAGAAGACCAAGAATATGAAAATATCTTAATGTATAGAGAGAATGAATTCCGTAAGCTAATTACGTTCAAAGAATTCTGTCTATATGATAACGTCTTCATTAAGAATAAAATAAAATGGGAATACTTTACTGGGACTTTACAGAGCCTAGTTAAAAAGTATTGTCCAGAATATATGACTGAACTAGATATTGCTATATCACCTAGGAAAACTAGAGCAGACTATCTCAATATCTACTATAATGATACCAAGATTGACTTTGAAACTAAGCTATTTGTGTTATCTAAAATAGCTGATATGTCTAAGTATAAAGATGATTACTTTAACTATCTTGGTATGTATTGTAACTTATATGAAAATATTGCTAAGTCTGATGCAGAGAAATACTCTGCTATCATTCATTATACATATATCCAATATGCTACATTAGTATATGCTAAGACATTACCTAAAGATTCACAATGTATCTTTAAGATTAAGAAATATCTAGATACATTACGTTTTGGATATGGTAATCTATCTGCTGATGCATTAAACGTTATCTATATCAATACTTTTGTACAATGTATCACATTAGTTCTAGAAGAACTTGAGAACGATATGTTAGTTAAAGAGATGCTAGATGATGTACAATTACCAGAATCATTATTCGAAGTCCAATATGGTAACTATGGTATTACTAGATTAGCATTATGGTATAAACTATTTGAGATTAACTTCTCAGTACGAGACTTTGCTAAATGTAAAGAGCTATTCAATAAGATGGTAGACTTAATTGATGGTAATCTTAAAGAACCACAATTACTATTCCGTGGTTTATACGTATATAACCAAAACAATATTCCATATTTTTATGGGATACTAAGATTCATCTGTCGAATGCTTGGTGCATACGACCCAACTGTTACATTACATAATCTCTCCGAAGAAGATAAACAATTTATCTCTATATATGATTGGGATTCTAGTGATCTATTGATTTCTGATAGATTGACTTCGGAGATATTCTATAACTATGCTCTTAGAACTAACTTATGGTTCTATAATTCTGCTGAAGCACTTAAAGCATATAAGTATTTCGTTTATGAGCAAGCTGGATTAGAATTACCATCCGAAGATAGAATTCTTAAACCATTAGATGATTTCTTAAGTTCTTTCTTGGATGATGAACCAGCTGAAGAAGTTGTACCAAACCCTAAGGGTGATAAGTAATGTATGATCGTATAGATGCGGTTACATTTAAGATATCCGAATATTGTAATTTAGACTGTGTATATTGTTTTCAGAAATATGATACTAAGACTAGATATGATGGATTTACTGACTTTAACCAGTTAGTACAATTTCTAAGAAAGATGCCTCTAGGTGATACCCTAGAGTTTAAAGTTACTGGTGGTGAGTCTAGTCTTCATTGCGATAAGATTAGAAGTGCTTATAGAAAACTTAAGAAACTAGAACGTTATAAGAACGTAAATGTGGAATTTACCACAATTTCTAATGGCACCAATATAGATGGGTTGACAGAACTCTGGAATGATGGTATACTAAATCCATGGGGTTGTAAGATATCCTGGGATGGGGTTTATAGTGCATCTAAATCACGTAAAGTAAAAAATAATTCTTATGATGATGAGTATTTTAAAGATATCATTCGTAAGCTAGGTAAGTCTGACTATAGAGATAAAGTCTTAGTTAGAACTGCTTTAACACCAGATACTGTAGACGAACTATATCAAGCATATAGATTCGCTATAGATAATGGTTGTACTAAATGGGAATATTATTTACTCAGTGATTGTGATGAATACAAAGATCCAAAGTTCATAGAGAGACTAAGACCGCAGCTATATCATATATATAATGATAGTAAAGACTTTCCTGAATCTATTGTAGCTAATCTGGATTCTATGGCTTATGTACATACAGACTTATCTGATGCTACAAAGTTAAGATGTGTTAGCTGTAGACATCTTGGTCATTTCTTGCATATAGATATACATGGTAATATATACCCTTGTGGATACTTCTCTGATGATTCCTATTACGATGACCAAACATTATCTATAGGGGACATTTACTCAGGTTTAGATAAATATAAATTAGAGAAGTTTTGTGATGAGTATAATAATCTTCCCATGTGTAGCATACAAGATGGTTGCGAGTGTTTACATTGTTTTGAATGTCCTGCTATTAGTCACCTATACTACAACAATATGCAGTATAAGCTAGGACAACAATGTAAGATTAGACACTTAGAACTAGACTTATATAGAGAGCTATTCTCAGACTATACATTCGATATGTCTCGTATACAAAGAAACTTTAATGTATATAATGAACTTGAGTACCACAAGTGTGGATTATGTGAATCCCTTCCATTCAAAGAATAGTATATTTTTATTTCGGAGGGACTTATATGACCAAATTAGATAGACAACTTAGACGTGCAGTAGTTAAAGGTAAGATCCTTAGCACGGCTAAAACTATCATTGTAAATCCTAAGTTTTTAAGAATAGTTCCTAAGATAATTTCTGTTATCTTTAGACTACTTAAGAAAAGATTTTTGTAATAAAGAGACGTTATAATCCATGGGTGACCAACCCATGGATTTTTAACACTCTTATAATTTGAACAAATTCTTTCATTGGAGGTAATATAATGGCAAAACTACATGATACCAGTGTAACTGGTAATATTAATGCCTCGGGTACTATATATGCTAATGGTAAGGCAGTTGCACCATTAGACCATACTCATTCAGTACAAGCTATAACTGGTTTAGACAAATCAGTAAAAGATATAGTAAACGCTACACCTGTAGCTAATGCAACAAATGCAACACAATTAGCAGGTAAGACAGCAGACCAATATGCACTAAAGAGTGATTTAACCGCTTTAGGTGAACGCTTAAATCAAATTCAGTATTCTATAACTAAAGTATTTAAGTGTCCTAACTACGTATCTTTTAGTTACGATAATAACTTTGTTAAAATTACATTGAGTGATAGAATGGCTAATATCACAAATAAAGCAATTATTGTCGAAGATGATACTATGAAGTTTGTAATCAATTTATTTAGTCAATCCAATTTTAGTCTCTATAATAAGATAATTATTAAAGATAAGGTTGATGTTGATAAATACTACGACTACAGTGTTACTATGCCTACCATATACAGAGTTTCTGATACTACTTTTATTGTGGGTGGTATTTGTACAACTAACGGTAATTTATTAGCATCCATCACTCTACAAAGTAATGAACCAATCACTGCTGATGATTTTACTATTAGTGCTAGAGATCAAGCATATAATCTAAATAATGCAAGTGCCAAAAAGGTTGTATCTAGTAGAGATCTTATTCCTCACTTTGCCGAAAAGTATATAGATACACAAAAATTTGGTTATCTATATACTATTAAAAAACCAGGTACTTATGATAGACGTTTAGACCTTCATTTAGACTCTACAACTTCTACTGTATATATTTATACTTTAAATCCTATGAGTAATATGGCTTTAGGGGTTAATGGCAATGGCATAGTTTCATATAATGCTGCAAATGTTAGAAATGAACCTAGCGTTGCAATTAGCGGACTAACTGTATATATTGACTTATCCACAATATCAGATGATTTTGTTATTTTGGGTGATTGTACTGCTACTTATAGCACATCAGGTTTGCTCAGCTCTACTCCACCAAAAGATCTACCACAATCTATGGGTAGTGGTATTGATGAAAACCGTGCGTTATCTTTCAATAAAGTCTTAGATTTATTGGGTCGTAGTGTAACCATTAATGGTGCGATTTACGATACTAAATATGATATAAATATAAACAGGTTATTGACATTCCCTGCAACGTATATTAATGACCAATCAGTCACTATAGGCAGCATGTATAATACTATTACAGCTAGAGCTAATGGTGGTAACGCTGATACAGTTGGCGGACTATCACCTAACTCGTTTATAACTACTGATAATTTAGCACGTAAATACTACTCTAAAGTTGCAGTATACGACAATGATAACCATTTAATTCATCCAGATGGTACAGAAGAATGGATCGAATATCAAAGACCAGTAGCGTCTGAAGATAATCTTGATCACTTATAATAGGAGACTATTATGGCTAAATTAACTGATATAAAATATGTAGTACAAGGTGGTAATGGTAGCAAAAGAGAAGAGATCTCTCTATATACCACAAAAGAAGAAGCTGGGGATATCTGTAAAGGGTTTAAGTTACCAGATGGCACCAAAGCTTATGCCGCTATTGGTGATACTAAATCTAGACTAGCTACAATGAAGAGATTTAAAATCCAAGGTAAAGTATATGCTGCTTTAACTGAAGCTGAAAAGAAGAAAACTAAAGTTAAGAAAGTATATATCTTTAAAGCTGGTAGCCATAGATTTAAAGTACCATTCTGGGCTAAGAAGATACACTATACACTTTGTGGTGGTGGTAATGGTATCATATCAACCAATGCCCCTATATTAGATACTATTGAAAAAGATGGTATTACTGATAATAAAAGCATTATGATGGCTCGTAAGGTTAATGAGCCTATGTATACTACAATACCTTATATGGGTAGAAATATAATGGGTACACCATCATCTATGTATGTAGAGAAGGAGTTCGAAGGTGATCCTGATTCTGGTTATGAAACGTATATTGGTACGGATACGACAAGAAGCATAAATACTGCAAGTAGAGAGTATAATAATTGGCGTGGTGATGAAAGTAGCTGGATTATGCAGACAACTGATAATAAATCTAAAGGATTTTCTGTATATCAAGCCGATGCATCTGTCTATAATAATATGGGGCAACATATTGAGACTACACCAGTTGTAACTAGAAAGAAAGTTGTTATAGCTCCGACTATGATAAATCCTGATATTGTAGATGAAACCAATTATGATAACTTAGCTGACAGTATACTTGCAGGATTACCTTTGCCACCACCAATGGGTCCAGTGGAAAACGAGGGTGAATATGTAAGACTAACTGCTATAAAAGATGATGCATCGTTTACTGTATACAATAAAGGGTTTAAAGCACTATATAATGTATACCCTAAGTCTGATATGGTAAAGATTACTGATATATCAAAGTTTATCAATGATACAATGGCTAAATATAAAGTCAATCTTGTAGATAAAGATATATACCATGATGAAGATAACTCTCTTATGGTAAATTCATTCATCAATCAAGCATATATCTATAATACATATACACCATTTGATAAATTGTATTCTGCTGGTATAGCTATGTATAATGATGGGTCTACACCACCGTCTAGAACTGATTCTTTGATGCAGTCTACATATGATACAGCATTCAATCAATTCAAAGCTAAGTCTACAGAATATAAACAAAGATACGATAATGTAACTTACTATATGCGTAAACAGTTATTAAATGGAACTATGTTTGATTATGATTATATGATGCAGCTTAAAGATGCTGGTACATTAGACAATATGATCAATTCTTCTATGTTATCTAATATGGATTTAGTTGATGGTGCATATGACTTTGCTACAGGACATCATACATCTCCTAAATTATCAGAAACACGTCTAGGTGCTAAAGAAGTCATATTTGATATTCAATGTTTAGACGGTGTGGTTAGACCACTATCAATTAAATATGGCGGTTCTCTTGTATTAGGGTGGGATAAATATTTTGATGATGCATATTGTTATGATATCGAAGATATAGACATCTATCGAGCAGAAGAGTTTACTAAGCTATTTAATCCATTAAGCGGTAATATAGTGCCAAACCCCCTAGAGGGACAAGAAATAACTGGTACATGGGATGTATCTCCTGATGAGAATATAATTATTGAAGTCGGTACTCATGGTAAGTTATATACTGAGGATATGGGATTTAAACTAAATAAGTATTTCCATGACCGTGATGCTGATGGTATTTGTATCTTAGAAGTCGAAGGAGATTTCGAAGATATAGAAGATATTGATAGTTATACAAAAGAAAATCGAACTAAGTTTACACCAGATCAGTATAACCAAATGATTACGTTAGATCCGTTAGTTCGTGACTATTATGGTAGATCGATGTTTATATCACCGAATTTTTCTGGTGATATAGATATGTCATCCCAAGATGTATTTAATACAAATAAATTCTCAAAAGCTGGTTATATCAATACTTTTAAATCTACTGATGATATGGCTAATGGTACAGATATCAATTTATACCTATCTAGTAGATCACATCTAATACAAAATATGCCATCTGATCCAAAATACACACTAAATATTTTCGGGTACGATATTGGGCCATTAGGTGCAACACCAATGTTTCATCAAAATCTTGGTGCATATTTTAATTTAAAAATGAACATTGCAGAAGATCTAATATCTAATCTTACCGAGTATAATGGTAGATCTTCTGATATATATCAAAGTGTAGTACCAGTAAGGTCTTACTATGCTGATAAAGAACGTACATTTATATTTAAGAACGCCAATACAATAAACTACGCATTCAGGTATGGTGTACAAGATGGTGGATACACTCCTAGAGTTAAATTAGACTACTCTAAATCTTTAGATGTAAATGGTGCACTAATTTTTACATCAACTAAAGGGATAGATTATCGATGGTATGTGTCATTGGGTATGTATATAAACCCATCTACTGCTAAGAATATTAACGTAAACGAACGTTTATTCATTTCTTATCCAAATGAATCCACCATTAAAAATAAAAAGATTAAAATATTCAAACCATGGGTTACATACGACCAATCTAAAGCTTATATAAAATACGTAGTGCCTAAAGACTATACAACAAAATCTATAATCGGTATAATACCAACACTAGACCAATCTATAAACAATATATATATTGATATAAGTAATATTAAAGATGAACCATTCACAATATCACCTACAGTAAATACCAATTCTGGTAAAATTCCTAATGTACAAATTATAGATAATTCTGGTATAACTGAACGTAAATTTAATGGGTTATTTACATATGCTGCAAAAAACTATTTAAGTAATATTACCTTAGCCCCTTCAACTATGGCTCAATTTGCTATGGGAGCATCTGCTGATTTGAGTGGTATTACATTAAAAACATCCAGTATTAAAGATTTCTCGTCAGCATTTAACAAATTTAATGGTAAGTATCCAAAAAATATAGATCTATCTAGCTGTACAAATTTCAACTCGTTATTTTATAATATTAATTTGGATACTATAAATATAGATAACTTTGTTGATAGTAGCTTTGTTGCAACAAAAGCAGTTAAGGAGACACTACAGTTTGGCTCTATGTTTACATCATTTACTGAACGTGATATTTCATTCGATGTCTGGGGATTCTTAGTAAAGAAAGTAAAACTACTAGAGTTGCTTAAATCATATTTAAGTGTAAATATGTATGGTATATTAACTTACGTAAGAGGCATCCCGTTCTTTAGTATGTATGAAATATACATGGCAATATCTAATGAAAGATTCTTCAATTTATCATTAAGACGTGACTATAATTCTAATATTAATGGTATAGCTTCGCAAGCTACTTTTAAAGAGCTAGAGGTGCCAATACTTAATAATCTAGATGACCAGTTTAATAATAAATTTTCATTAAATGTTATTGGTACGAATGGTATTGGGAAATTAGTATTCAGGCAACCACCTGATCAAAATATAGTGTCTTTAGATACACTCAAAGTATCAATAACATCTGATACTTATTGTAAGTACTTTATCAATAACATTAGATCTGATAATACATATAAATTGCCTACAGCTATTGTAGTTAGACTTCTTAGAGACAAAACTTCAATACCAGAAACAACTGAATCTATTGAAGCTATTAAGACTTTCTTAAACGCTACATACACTACACCAAAAGCAAATATCTCTGTTATTTTTGAATAAGATATACCCAGTATAGTCAGTGACTATACTGGGATTTCTTTTGCTCAAGGATATTTATAGTTATATACTATAATGATGATAGTGATAATTGTATCACTCTTATATTATTTATTTTCCACCAAAGGAGGAATCTATATGCAAGAATATAAGATTATAACTGACACATACTTATTTAACCATGAAGATGGTTTATTAGAACAAGATCCTATAAGGGATCGTTATGACTTATCTAATCTTGATGATGCAGATTATGAGATTCAAGTCAAGAAAGATGAATTGATTGATGATTATGGTGATGAAGTGTACCCTAATCCAGATTCAGAACTCAACGATAAGATTAATGAATTTCTAGGGTATATTGAGTCTTTAGATAAACCACATAGTACGACATATATCGGTACAGATCGTGTGGTTCATATATTTATATCTTTCTAAGGAGGATAACCTATGAGTTATTATATTTTACAGCAAATGGTATGGTTTGTAAAACCTAACGAAAATACTGGTGCAGATTTTGTAGAAGCCTATAATAAAATATATTATGGTAAAAAAATTGCAGATTATGCAGCAAAACGTTCATCTCTATCTGACAAAGAAATTGATAATATTGTAAATAGTATAGATGATGAAGCATTAAAGAGTAAAGTAGAATATGCTTTAGATTCAATTAAAAAGAATAACCCTAACGCTTATATAATTATAATGAAAGTTATAGAGGGCCAATGTGTAATCATATATAACTATACGATTAAAACTAAAGTGGTTAAGACCATAGAAGAAATAGAAAGAGAATACGTTAAATAAGGAGGATAATACAATGTCTGATAAATATATAGTTGTAAAAAATACATTCGAATACGATTACAAAGAACAAGTAATCACTACTGATGATTATGAAACAGAGATCGATAATAAGATCTATAATTTTGATACAGGTAAGAAAGTCATCCAAGAAGAGTACAATGCTTTATATGAGCAAACAGAACTCAAAGATGAACCTGAAACCGAAGAAGACGAAATCCGTACTAAAGAAATGGATGAGTTGGAGGACATCTTGAATGATGGTGATGACTTACCTGGAAACTTTGTATTCCGTGGTAAAGACAAAATTTATCAATGGTATCTCTTTGAACTAGAAGAAGATACAGAAGAAGACCAAACTGAGTCTGAAGATAAAGAATAAATATATACATTCTTAATATCAATATCACATGGTATTAAGAATGGTGTAGTATACTGGGGCTTTCCCAGTATACTGCATTTATTTTTTTCTTAGTATTAATGATTTGAGTTATATACTATAACTGTAGATAGATACGTAGTCTATCAAAGTATATATTATTTTATAAGGAGGTTTTATTATGGAATATGCTATCGCTAAAGAAGTATATGAGTATAACCCAGAAGTAAAAGAATTCGAATTAGTCCCTGGTAGCGTTGATAATGTAGTTGCTGATGGATTAACTATGAAAGAAGCAGTAGACTTTATTGAGTCTAATGCTAAACCTGAGTATTTGACTACAGTAGATATACCTTGTAATGATAGCCATGAAAGATTCTTAGGGTTTGATTTACAAAGTAAATTAGATAGAAACGGTAATGGTAGAGCTGTAGCCGAAGGACATCGTGTAGTCCATTGGCGTATCATTCCTAGTCTTACGATGGATATGGACAAAGACCAGTAGGAGGATACTTATGAATACGAAATATTTGATTATAACTAAAGAGCTACGTTATAATCGTATTAAAATAGGTGTAATTGAGAAGCTCTGTAGTGTTGTTGGGTATGAACCATATGTTTATCCTAGCAGAGAATATGCTATCGAAGAGCTAAATACCTTAGACGCAGGTGAGCTTACTGATAATGAGTTACCAGTAAAGGTTAGTCAAATACGTAAGCATTTAAAAGATGTAGATAAAGATATGCTAGATGTCTTTAATGATGCTATACGTATTCCTAAAGACCCAGAAAATAAAGAATTTAAGTTACAGAATGTAGCTATAGATAATACTAGCGGTGCGTTAGTTATTAGATGGTCTGAAATAGCTGAAGTCTTTGAAAAATGATTAGTTAATAAAAATTTTGGTTGTATAATATAACTAGGACTGTGTATTAGCTAAGCACATTCCTTAGTATATTATGCAAATTTACAGTTTAGCTAATTAAATCCAAGGAGGGATATAAAATCCTATAATACGCTCAAAATATTTTAAATTTAGAATTCTATTTTGTAAAGAAAGAGGTTTATTATGAACAAGAAAATTATTTTGACAGCAATGGTTATTGGCTCTTTGAGCCTAAATGTAATGGCAATTGATAACGCTACTGGGTCTGGTAGTGGCATCGCTTATGGTACAGGAAGTAGCGCTAATGGTACACATGATGTATCTATTGGTGTATCTTCTAAAGCCGAAAACTATACAAACCAAAATGGTTCGATAGCTATTGGTCATAAAGCTCATACTGAACTTATGGCTGGTGGTGTTGAAGCAGCATTTGGTTTTGGTCAAACTACATATAGTGGGAGCGAATTTTCATCTGCACGTGTCCCAGCTGACCCATCTAAAGTTATTGGGGCAGTAGCTATTGGTAACAATACATATGCACGTACAGGTTCTACTATGGTTGGTTCTCATAACTACCATGGTGAAATTGGTGATGTTACTATTAATACTGATAAAGATGAAACAGGTACTAGAAGTCAAGCATTAAATGTATATGCAACTAATATTGGTGCAAATAGCTTTAGTAATGGTGCTTTAACTACATCTACTGGTGCTTATAATATCATTTCTAGTTCCTATACTGGTGGTAGATTCTCTACACCATCTCAAAACTTAGGTGCTACTGTTACAGGTGCTATGAATAGTATTGAATCTAAAACAGCACAGGGCATTGGTTCTGGCTGGTTTGCTGATAGAACTGGTGTTGGTGTAGCTAATACTATTAATGGTTTAGCAAATAGAACTGCCAATACTAATGGTACTATCGTATTTGGTGCTGGTAATGAAGTCACAAATTCTATTGCAGAATTGACTGGTATTCCAAAAAATACTGGTAACTCTGCTAAAGAGTTTGCTGGTAAACTAAGAGATGGTATCTCTAAGTCTAATGGTGGTGGTGCTACTATGGTAATTGGTGGTGGTAATAAAGCTGATTATACATTACGCACTTCTATGATTGGTGTAAATAACACAGTTACTGGCACATCTGGTAATGAAAGCACTGACAACTTTGTAGTTGGTGTAAACAATAATGCATCCAATGTATCTAATGCGATTATTGTTGGTAATAACCACAATGTAGCTAATGCAACACATACAGTTATTATCGGTTCTAGTGATAATGCTACAAGCACAGTAGTAAATGATGCCGTAGCTATTGGTCATAATACAGAAGTATCTTATGTTGGTGGTGTAGCTCTTGGTGCGCAATCTAAAGCTACAGTAAATTCTGGTGTAGCTGGATATGATGTAGCAACTAAAACACAATCTACAAACAATAGTCCAGTATGGACTTCTACAGCTTCTGCTGTATCTGTTGGTGATGTAGATAATAATGTAACACGTCAAATCACATCTGTATCCGCAGGTACTAATGATACTGATGCAGTTAACGTTGCACAACTTAAACAATTAGACAGTAAAATCAATACTGGTATGTCTGATGTATTAAATCGTGCAAATAGTTACACAGACGCTCAAGTATCCAAAGTTGGTGCTAGAGCAGCAGCTTTATCTGGGTTACATTATGTAGACTATAATCCTAATGATAAATGGAGTTTCGCTGCATCTTTAGGTGGTTATAAAGGTTCTACTGCTGGAGCTATTGGTGTTGCTTATCAACCAAATGAAAGCACTCTTATCCATGCAGGTGTAACTTTAACAGATAGTCCAATGTACAATATTGGCGCATCTTTCAAAGTAGGTAAACAAGATCCTACATTGAAAACTAGCCGTATTGAAATGGCACAACAAATCAAAGATTTACAAGAGCAACTTGCTGAAATCAAAGCAGCTCTTGCAAATAAATAATTCTACCATGTATATGGCATAGTATTGACGGTACTATGCCATACTTTTTTAGCATATAGTTAAAAGGAGACATTCAAATGATGAACAACAAAGTTATTTTAACAGCAGCAATTTTAGGTACTTTGGTATCCGGTTCTGTATTTGCACAAGGATCCAATATTGGATATAATAACGTATCTAATGGCGATTATGGTTTTGTATTTGGTTCTAATAATACTGCTGAAACAGCAGCTACAAGTAGCTTGGCATTCGGTGATGGCAATACCGTTAAGCAGGCTAATTCCATGGCTTTCGGCCAAGGCAATGTATCTGATGGTGAAAATAGTTTTGTCGGTGGCGATAAAGCTAAAGCTATTGGTCGTGACGCTTTTGCGTTCGGCTCTTCTGCAGAAGCTCTAACTGAGTATACCATTGCCATTGGTTCTCAAGCTAGAACTATTGGCTATAACACTTTGGCTATTGGTAATGGTGCTACAGTATCTGGTCCATCCTCTATTGCTATTGGTAGAACAAACAATGTTACAGGTGAAAATTCTGTAGCTATTGGTGCTAATAATGGCACTATTAAAGGTGAACAAGCTATAGTAGTTGGTTATAATAATAAAATGACTACTGCTGATCAAGAACAATTGATCTTTGGCTCTAATTCTGTCACTAGTGGCCAAGGTTCTATCGTTGTAGGTACTCATGGTCAAGCTACTGCTGTTGATGCTTTGGCATTAGGCAATAACACTATTGCTGATGTTCAAAACGGTGTCGCAATCGGCACAAATTCTGTTACAGAATCAGCTGTTGGTACATCCAATATTAAGGATAACACAACAGACATCCGTTTCAGCAATTCTACTTATGCAGGTTCCACACCAGATTCTGTTGTAAGCTTTGGTACTAATGGCCGTGCTGGTGCTGGCGGTGTAACTAGCTATACACGTCAGTTGCAAAATGTAGCAGCAGGTCGTGTATCTTCCACATCTACAGATGCTATTAACGGTAGTCAATTGTACGATGTTGCTCTTGAAGCACAAAAGTACAATACTATGGCTAATGGATCCAATACTACAGTAGTAGCTACCGATAACGCTTACGGAAGAAAAGAATTCAAAGTAAACGTTAATAAAGATTTGGTAGATATGAACTCTGCAGCATTTGGTAAGAATACAGATGACAAACACACAGTAGTCAATACTGATGGTACTATTGTATTTGATGGTGATAAAGATACTAAATATGGTGCTAATGGTTTAACTATCGAAGACCGTAATAATTTGGATACAGCATCCTATAATATTAATGGTATGACAGCTTCTGATGCTAATGGTACAGTAAGCTTCACTACAACTAATATTGATGCTGGCAATAACCAAATTCACAACGTTAAAGCTGGTACAACTGGTACAGATGCGGTTAATGTTGATCAAATGAATAAAGCTATCAATGATAACCGTACAATTGTTGAAGCTGGTGACAATATTGTAGTTAAAGAAGATGCTGGTACTTATACAGTATCTACAGCTAAAGATTTAACTAATCTTAATTCAGTAAGTTTAAATGACGGTAATAACGAATCCACTTACACTACAGAAGGCATTAATATGACTTACCGTGGTGCTGACGATGAATACCATACAAGCTACAAATATGATGGCGTTCATATCACTACAAACGATGGTGATGCTAACCCAGTAAACGAAGTATCCTTGACTGACAAAGGTCTAAACAACGGTGGTAACCGTATTACTAAAGTTGGTAAAGGTATTGATGGTGATGATGGTGTAAACGTTAACCAATTACGTGATGAGTTAGCTAAGAACAAAGCAGTTGAATCTGTAATTGCTGACAACCAAGTTGATAATATTGCAGCAGTACGTGTAACTAATGGTAAATCCACTGGTGATGCTAATGCTCAATATGGTGTATATGTATCTCGTTCTACAGTAGATGCTATCGCCAAAGCTTCTAACCGTTTCGCTGGTGACGAAGTTATCAACGTTGAACGTTGGAATGGTCCTGCTAATGTAGCAGATCTTACTACATTCAAATACAACGGTGAAAAGGCCGCAACTAAAACTCCATTGACTTATAAAGCTAATGGTAAAGATGCTAAACAAGTTATGCTTGCTGATGGCTTAGACTTCACTAATGGTAAAAACACTACAGCTACTACAGATGCTAATGGTGTAGTTAAATACTCTGTGAATGATAACTTGAATGGTATGAAATCTGTTAACTTCGATGGTGGTACTACAGTGAACAATGATGGCTTAACTATTAACAATGGCCCATCTGTAACTAAAGATGGTATTGATGCTGGTAATAAAACAATTACTAATGTAGCTCCTGGCCGTGTAGAAGCAGGTTCTACTGATGCAATTAACGGTAGCCAATTGAATGACGCAGCTCAACGTATTAGCAACCGTTATGATGCAGCTATTGCTAATAACCAACGTGAAATCAGTAAAGTAGGTGCTCGTGCAGCAGCTATGGCTAACTTACATTATCAAGACTTCAATGCCGATGATAAATGGAGCTTCGCTGCAGGTTATGGTCATTACAAAGGTCAAAACGCTGGTGCATTAGGTGTAGCATATCAACCAAATGAAAACACTATGATTAGTGTATCTTCTACTATTGGTAAAGATGCTATGATTGGTGCTGGTGTATCTATGAAATTTGGTAAATCTTCCAAGATGAATGCTAATAAACAAGTTGCTATGGCTAAAGAAATTCAAGAACTTCGTGCAATCGTAGCAGCTCAAAATGCTAAGATTGATGCATTAGTTGATCATGCTATGGGTCGTAATGAAGCCATTACTGATGTAGTATTCCCAGATGTTCCAGAAAATCATTGGGCATATATGATGGTACAAGACCTTGCTTACAAAGGTATTGTAGTTGGTTATCCAGATAATAACTTCTCTGGTGACCGTACTCTAACTCGCTATGAATTTGCTGTAGCATTAGACCGTGCAATTTCTGCTGGTTATATGAATCCAGAATTGGGTCGTGCTATTAAAGAATTCAAACCTGAATTAGACAGCATCTATGCTAATATGCGTTTCCGTGTAGATCGTGAATCTGGTAAAGATGGTAGTGTAAATAAAGTTGAACGTGTACGTGTTAATAAAGACAATACTCGTGACAACTATGGCACAATCGTAAAATAATCTAATATAAGAAAAGAAGTTCTACAAGGGTCAATGACCCTTGTAGACTATTTTCTTTTTTTTTGCAAACTTAAGGATTTGAGTTGTATATTATAATTGTAATCAATGGTTAGCTATATTTTCCAAAGGAGGTTTTAAATGCTGACTAAGATCAAAGCGATTATAATTATAGTCGCAACTTTACAAAATATTGTATTTGGGTTTACCAGCCCCACTATACAAATATACTTCATGAGTCTAGTAAGTGCCAGTACTTTAAGTATGGCAAACTTGCTAGATGCAGGTTTTGCTGGTACAATAAATAGCTTCCTAAGTAAAAACTCATTTAGGAAATTATTTAAAAAGTATGCCCCTATAGTGGGCTTACTTGATGCGGTAATATATGCCGTCATAGTACTATTCTCAATAGATGATCCTACTATAAGATTTATAGGGATTGCTATTTCGAATGGTACTCTTGCTACCATATGGGGAGTGATGCTATTGGATAGTATTAACAATGCTATCCATGGTGATGACCTTACCTCATTCAATAGTCTGAATAAATCTTGTTGTTTATTCGGTTCCCTATTGGGCGGTGGAATAGGTTTCATCATTGGGAATGGACTAGATATCAATACTGCTATTATACTACAAGCAGTAATGGTGGCCATCAATTCCCTAGCTGAGCTTTACGCATTCTATAAATTAGATAAAATTGAAGAATCGTAAAACTCGGACTTTATAGTTGTATACTATAATGGTAATAGTA